CGCGCGCCGGCAGTAACTGGCGCGCGAGGTCGATCTCCATGCCAGGCTGCAGCGGTTCCGATCCCCATGGACCGGACAGACTGAGTTGCGCCAGGCATCGCTTCATGGTCGCCATCGAGTTCCTTCTCCTACGCGTCCGGCTGCCCGTACACGCGTCTGGTCGGCAGGTCGACGTCGACCATCGCCCACACCTGCGCGCCGTCCAGCGCCGTCGCATACGACCGTCCCGTGATGCGCGTGTCCATCGCATGGCCGCCGCGGCTCACATCGACCGCGATCGCCCGTTCCACGTCGGCGCAGCCCTGAAAAAACGTCAGCAGCCGACTCACGTCGTCGGTCGGCGTCGAGTCGCTGACCCAGTGAATCGTCACCGGCAGCAGGATGTTGCAGCGCTTCGCCGGCGAGAACGACCAGCTGTCCTTCTTGACCTCGATCACGACGAACGGCCGTGGGCCCCCTGGCGCAATCAACGATTCAACGTCGCAATTCGGATCGAGCTTCACGGCCGCGGCCGCGATGTCGAAGTGGTAGCCGCCGGCCACCGACATCTGTAGCAGGGCCGTCTTCAAGTCCGCGATCGCCTGGTATTCACTCGGCAGCATCAGCGGTGTCGTCCGATTCGCCGAGGATCTCGCTGGCGTTGAGGCCCAGGCGCCCGAGCTCGTGCTCGAAGTTCGCGAGGAACGCTTCGGTCGCGCGCGCCTGGCCGGCGGCCTGAAACTTGTAGAACACCTTGCCGAGCGACGGGCCGTACAGCTCGCGAATCGGGAGCCGCTTCTTGCCCACACGCACGAAGACCCCGCGGTGTCCGCTCGTCATCACGGCGATGAAGGCATTCGCGATCGCCTTCCGGACATTGCCGATCGTGTAACTGACCCCGCCGCCGAGCGCCTTGGTGAGCTTCGACCCGGAGTCCTTGACGTTGAAATTGATCAGCGGCAGCCGTTTGAAGTCGTTGGCCCGGACGGAGGCCTCGGGGTTGCCGACGCTCGCCTTCGACAACACGAAGGACGCCTTGACGAGCCCGACCTTGAGTCCCGTGTCGGCGGCCATCAGACGCGCGGTCGCGACCTGGCCGCTGACGATGGCGCGGTTCAGCGAGCGCACCGTCGCGTTACGGATCCGATCCGGCATGGCGCGGTAGTCGGTCGTGGCGGCGTCGAATCCCTCGAGCGCGATGGGCATGCGGCTTATCCGTTCCCGGTATCGACGAGGAACAGCCGCAGCTGATCGGGTTCGGCCGGGCCGGCATAGCCGTCGACGCGCCACGTCTTCGCGGCCGCGCCGAGCATCTCTGGCGCGACGACGATCGTGCCGCGCGGTACGCTGGGCAGCGCCGCCGATCGCGGCAGCGCCAGCACTTTGCGCGTCCCGAGCTTCTGGAAATCGGTGCCGAACGGCTCGGAGTCTGCCGTCGGACTCATCCAGATTCCGGTCGTGGGCAGCGGAGTGTTGTTCGGCGCCGGCCGCGTCACCGTCGCGGGGACGCCGAACGCCGACAGCGCCGCGGCCATCGACGGTCGGCTGTCTCCCACGGCCTTAGCTCTTGGTGATCTTGATGACCGCGTCCGGCCGCAGGCACATCGCCAGCGGGTTGGACTGGGTGTGCAGCTTGACCCAGCGCTGCAGCTCGTCGTCGACGACCATCTTCGAATAGAGCGGCAGGCCGATCGTGTTGACTGCCTCGATGAAATCCGCCGGCGCGAAGTAGGTGCGGAAGATCGACGTGCCTTCCGGCACGACGTAGGCGGTGTTGGTGTCGATGAAGTTCACCCCGCCGACGCTGCCGCGGTAGTTTTCCCAGGTGATGCCGCCGAACTCGAAGCCGGCGCGCAGGTCGGTGCGCAGGAGCTTGCTCTCCTGGTACTGGAGCGAGGTCTGCACGGTCGCCTGGCCGACGAGCGCGTCGAAGAACGCGTCGCCGCAGAACCCGCGGTAGCCGGTCACCATGTCGCCGCCGAGGGCCGACTCCGACAGACGCGCGATCGCGACGCACTTGCCGCGCACGTCGGTCGTCGCGTTCGAGAGCACGATGTTCAACGTTTGCTGCGTGATGCCGAACTCGGTGAACAGATTGAACAGCTGGGTCGCGCCGTCGCCGTCGAGGATGATGCCCTGGATCGCGCCCATGCGCAGGTACTCGAGGGTCGTCTCGTGCATCGGGCGGAGCTCGGCCATGCGGTCGTCGACCAGCGCCTGGACGGAGGCCTGGTCATTCTCGGCCCCGAAGGCCCGCAGGCCCTGGACCTCGTCCGCCATGATCTTGGCTTCGCGTTCGAAATGGGGAATCAGGAAGCTCTTCGCAGTGCGCTTCGCGGCGCCGAGCACGGTGCCGGGGCCGCCGCGCGGGCTGCTCGTGATGAGCGAGAGCTGCTTGTTCTTGTACTCGACCACGGCGGTCGTGTTCGGAATGCCGCTCTCGCGGAAGTACGCCAGCGCGCCGAGGCGGCGCGGCTGGTAGGGCTTCTTGAGGAAGGCGTCGGTCAACGAGACCGTACCGAACGCGTTGGACTTGAATACGTCGAGCATGGCGTCTGTATCTCCCTCGTTACCGAACGATGATGTTGCGTTTGCCGAGGTCGTTTTCAGCGCCGCTCTTGTCGGCGGCGGAGAGACCCGCCGTGTACTGCAGGCCCGCGCGGTCGACCGTCGCATCGCGGGTGATGATCACGCCGGCCGTATCCGCCAGCGTCGCATCCACGTTGTCGTAGAGCGCGCCGACCGAAATGCTGCGGCCGTCGAACGTCAGCGGATCCCACGCGACGACTTTGCCGCCGGCGAGGTTGTTGTAGACGGTCACGTTGAACGCGTCGCCGACCGCGAAGTCGGTCGCGCCGTCGGTGACGGTCAGGTTCAGTTGCCGCTGTCCCGCCAGCACCAGGGTGCCGCCGGCGCCCGCGACGATCGTGCCGACCGCGACGATCGCGCCGCCGGGATCGGCGACCTTGAACGTGCCGCTGTTGGTGATCGCGGCGATGCACTCCACGCGGTAGTTGCCGGTCTTGGCGTCGGGCCCGAGCGACAGGCCAGAGATCGTGCCGTTGCCGGTGCCGATCGCGACCGGCGCCGTGGTGCTCACCACGAAGGTGAACGCGTCGGTGACGATGAAGTCGGTCGCGCCATCCGTGATCGAGAAATTGAGGTGGCGGCTGGCGTAGACCGTCGTGCCGCCGCCGCCCGGCGTCATCGTGAGCGGGACCATCGCCTTGCCGCTGGGGGTCGTCAGCGAGAACACGCCGCCGTTGGCGACGGCCGCGGTGCAGGTCAGCACGTAGTTGCCGAGTTCGACTTCGGGGCCCGCGAAGACCAAGCTGACGGTGCCGTTGCCGGTGCCGACGACGACGGGGGTCGACACGCGACCGGCCGCCTTGTTGACGCGGCCGATGACCGCGCCGGCCTTCAGGTTCTGGCCCGACAGCACGGTGATGTTCTCGCGACTCGGCCGGCCCGCTTCCATGCGCTCCTCGAGGAGGAACTCACCGGCGTGCTGACCTTCCGACGCGGTCGCGCCAAAGATGAAGGGTGCCGCGAAGAGCGCCTTGTGGTCGACCAGTGCGACCAGGGCGAGCATCGCGAGGGCCACGGCCGGCCGGAACAGCGGGGATCGAGACATCTGCTCGAGGCGCCGATGCAGTCGGCCGAGGAACGTGAGCGCCAGCGCCAGCGTGGACGCGACGGCCGCGGCGATCCCGTTCGCGCGCGTGCGCCACGGCGAGGCGTGCTCGGTGCCCATCCCGCGCGCATCGACGCGGACGATGCTCAGCGCCGGCATCACGAGGTACCCGACGAGCAGCGAGAGCAGCGCAGGCAGAAAGACGCGGCGGAACAAGGGGCGAGTGGTCATGGGCTCCTTCACTTCGAGTGATTGCGGGCGGCGTAGACCGCCGCCGTGTCGATGCGGACGGTGGCCGTGCCGGTCTCCGGCTGGAGGCTGGCGTCGATCGGATTCACGCGGTCGAGCTGCGCCGTGACGTGTGTCAGCGCGGCGCGCACGCCGTCGACGCTGAGGCCGCCGGTGATGAACGTGTCGGCCAGGTCGGCCTGCTTCGCCGTCGCGCAGAGGGCGCGGATCTCGGCGACGCGCGCGGCCGACTGCGCCTGTTCGGTTTTCGCGGTCGCGATGCGCGCGGTCACCTGCTCGAGCGGCAGCGCCGCCGAGACGAGGGCGCTCGCAAACGCCAGGTCGAGGCCGGCGGCCTGCACCCGGGTCAGGACGTCGGTGGCAGAGGCGACGACCGGCGCCGCCGGCGTCGGGTCGGCCGGCTTCAGCAGCGCCTCGACGCGGGCTTTGAACTGGTCCGGGATCGTGAGCGTGGCGGTGGTCCGCCGATCGAGGCTCGCGACGACCTTCAGGCCCTCGACCTTCTCGGTCGCGAAGCCGTTGGCGATCGCGGTGTCGGCGTCCATCCAGGTCTCGGCGTCCATGAGGGCGATGAGCGCCTCGGTGGACAGCGACGAATGCCATTGGTAGGTGGCGACGATCGTGTTGCGGATGGCGTCGAGGGTGTCGGCCATCTTGCGCAGCTCGCAGGCGTTGCCGTAGAGGCTTGTGTCGGGGTTGTGCACCATCAGGATCGCGTTGTCGGCCATCCGGATGACGCTGCCGGCCATGAGGATGACCGTGGCGGCGCTCGCGGCGATCCCGTCGTTCGAGGTCTCGATGGTGCGCCCCTTGGCGGCCTGTTCGCGCAGCGCGTTCGCGATCGCCGCGGCATCGAAGCACGAGCCGCCCAGCGAATTCACGCGCACGACGATCTTCGAGACGGTCGACGGCAGGGCCTTGAGATCGCTGAGGCACTGGATCGCCGTGACCGCGTTGTCGTTCCAGTACGACTCGCCGATGTCGCCGTAGATGAAGAGTTCCGCGACGGACGGATCGGCCGCGGCATTCTCGAAGCGGTACCACTGGCGGGCGACTTTCATGTGAGAGGCAGAATCACACGAGTCCGCGCCAAGGCTGGGTTTTGGGCTACAACAACTCGGTCACGCCGCCGCGATCAGCAGCAGCGTCTCGTCGTCGTCCAGGAAGAGGATCGTGGCGTGGCTGTCGACGTCGGCGGCCGCGGCGCGCAGCTGCACCGCCGCGGTCAGCGTGGGGATCGTGACGGTGGCGAGCGCTTGGCACGAGGCCGGCGCCGCCTGCGCGTCCACGGTGCGGATCAGGACGGTGGGCTGTTCGAGCTTGCGCCGATCGATCGGCCGGGCGCCGCGGACGAACGGCGTCGAGGCGCCGGACGTCGCCGGCAGCGTCTCGACGGCGGTGATCGCGCAGCTGGCCGCTGCGCCGGTGACCGCCACCGTCCCGGTGACAGCGTCGGCCGACGCCGCCGACCCGTAGAAGAACAACCAGCGGGTGGCGAGCTTCATCGCGGGCTCGGGTTAGTACTCGTACCCAATCAGGGTGATGTCGAAGGTGACCACCACCGAGGCGGTCACCCACTGCGGATGGATGATCGTCAATCCCCAGGTGTTGGTCGCGCCGTTGCTGGCGATCTCGAAGCCGTCCGCGATCAGCATCGTCGGGAGCACCGTCGGTACCGTGCTCGCCGGCACCGTCGAAATGTAGTGCATCTGTAACGGCGAGGCGGTCGTGGTCGCACCGGCGACGGCGGCCCGGAGGTTCAGGGTCACCACCGCCGAGGCCGTCGTGCCCGTGCTGTTGCGCACCGTGGCGGTGATGGCCTGGATCCGGAAGGTCTTGCCGGTGGTGATCGTGCACGAGCTGCAGGTCGTCGTCGCGGCGAGTCCGACCGACTTCGTCAAGGTGATCAGTGTCTCGGCGACGGCCGTTGAGGCCACTGAGGCGGTGTACATGACCGAGGCTCGGCCGGCGTCCTTCAGATCCTGCGTCGAGATGCCGGTCGCGCCCTGCGTGCCCTTGGTCAGCGTTTGCTGCGTCACGGTGGCATTGAGATTGGCCGCCGTCGCCTGGGTGACGGCGGTGGTCGACGTGGTATCGAGCACCGCATGGAGGTTGGTCCCCGTCGCTTGCGTCACCGCGGTCGTGGAGGTCGTGTCGAGGACCGCGTGCAGGTTCGTGCCGGTCGCCTGCCGGACGAACACGTCGCCGTCGGCGCCCTTGATGTCGAGCTTCCCCACCGTCGTCGGCGCGGTTCCAGCGATCGTGGTGAGATCGTGCTTCGCGTTCTGCGCGGCGGTGAATTGGAACGTGGCCGTTTGTCCGGTGGTCAGTGTCGCCGGGGTCGTCGTGAACACGCCGCCGATCGGCACCGGGTTCGCGGTGGCGGTGACAGCATTGGCGACGTTGCCGCCGATCGCGAGGAGTCCAGACACGCCAGCGGTCACCGTCGTCGTGCCGGCGATCTGGGCGACGTTCGAGGACGCGTTCGCCGGCGGCGTCGTCGTGACCGTGCCGCTGATCGGCTGCGTCCCCTGGAAAAACGTGCCACTGACCGGGACGGCCACGCCGCCGGCGACGCCTTCGATCTTCAGGCCGCCGTTGGCCGCGAGCGCGGCCGGGAGCGGGAGTTCCGCGCCCGCGGCGCTGCGCAGGTTGACGTGCAGCCCGCGGTTCGTCGTGATGCGCGGCGCCGCCGCATGACCGGCGACGATCGCGGTTGGCGGTGTGTCGTCGAACAGCGCGCCGATGGTCGAGATCGACGTCGTGCCGGCGGTGAATGCCGCGGCGTCAGCGAACGAGCCGCCGGCGCTGCAGCCGCTGTCGCAGACCATGTGCAGGTTCGTGCCGGTCGCCTGCACCGCGGTGACGTTGCCGGTCACCGCCGTCGTCGAGCCGGAGTCGTTGATGGTGTGGCCGATCACGTTGGTACCGGCCGGCAGCGAGGCTGAGCCCGCCACGGTCGCGCTGTCAACGGCGACGGTTAGGCGCTGAGCACCGGTGCCGGTCGCGCCGGTGCCGGTGAGGACGGTGACGCCGTTGACCTGTTTGACGTTGGCCTGCATCACGGACGACGTCACGGCGCCGGCGACCGTCGCGATGTTGCCCGCCTCGAGCGCGAAGCCGGTGATCGCGGCCGGCGGCGTGAGGGTGGTGATCTGCGCCGCCGGCAGCACGACCGGCAGCGACGCCGCCGCCAGCGCCTGCCCCTGCGCCGGCAGACGCGCCGTCGACGTGTCGATCGTTGCCAGGTGTCCGGCCTCGAGCGCGAAGCCGGTGATCGCGGCCGGCGGCGTCAGTGTGGTCACCGTCGCCGACGGCAGGATGACCGGCATCGACGCGGCCGCGAGCTGTTGGCCGATCGTCAGCGTCGCGCCGCCCAACTGCGTGAGGTTCGTGCTGGCGTTCCCGGGTGGCGTCGTCGTCACGGTGCCGCTCACCGGCTGTGTCGCCTGCCAGAACGTCCCGGTCACGGTGGTCGTAGGCGCGGCGTCGACGACCACATGTAAATTCGTGCCGGTGGGCTGCACCACCGTGACGACGTCGCTGCTCGTCAACACGCGAATGGATCGCGGGTCGATGAACACCGAGCCGTCCGTCAGCCGCGACGGCATCGGGTTGGTCGCCGACGGCGCCGCGCCGAGCAGCTGCGTCCAGTTGAACGTCCAGACGGTGCCGCCCGGGACCTGCTTGACGCGGATCGCGTGGTCGGTGGCGTCGCCGACGTCGGTCGTCACACCGGTCGAGACGTCGATCACTTTCGCGACCACCGGCGTTTGCGCGCCCGCGCGCGCGACCGAGAGCAGCGAGAGGACCACCGCGATCCACCAGGTGCGCGTCATTCGTACCACCACAGATGGCCGACCACGCCGGCGCCGCTCGCGAGCCATTTGAGGCCGGTCAGCGGCCGGAACGGGTATTCCTTCGGGTCGGGTGAGGCGCCGCCGGGCACCACGAATTCATCAACGATCGCGCCGCTGCTGTCGGTCAGCGTCACCGTGCGCTGCGCGGCGTTGGTGTTAGTGAACACCGCCCCGATCAACCACAACGGATTCGCGGACAACGCCTCGGCGCTGGTCGGGAGCGCGGTCCCGGGTCCGGTGTCGCCGTTCGGCGCGCTGACGCTCGCAAAAGGCCAAGCCATGGAAGGGGCGCGCTACCCGGGGTTCGCCGTGTACTTCATGGACGCGATGCTGACCTGGGCATTCGCGACGATCGCGATCTTGGAGATCGTCATGTCGCAGTCAACCAGACCCGCGCTCCCGTCGGTCAGGTCGTCCCCATCCGCCGTCGCCGTCCGGAACCAGGTCGCGTCGCCGCTGGCGATCGCGTCGGCCGGGGCCAGCGGCCGCGCCGTCGCCACGCCGAGCACCGCCGCCGCAAACGCCGGCGCGCCGAAGCGCAGTTCGACCAGGAGGACCTGGTCGGTGATCGGCGTATTCGCGGTCGCCGGCTGCGTGCCGCTGTAGATCCGCAGCGAGCCGTTGGGCAGCAGCGCGCAGACCGCGTTGGCTTCCGCGGTCAGCGCCCGCGTGCTGCGCTTGAAATTCTTAGCCATCGGCAGCCGTCTCGTCCGGCTCTTCCACGATCGCGGTGATCTGGTTGGCCGCGTTGCGGCGGATCGTCTTGACCGTGCGGCCGCCGTTGGTGACGTGCACGTCGGTCTGGACCGCGCCGTCGGCCAGCGTCACGGGCGCCTGGATCGCGCCCTCGTTGATGTTGGCGTGCACGGTGACCGGGATCGTGAAGGTCATCGGCGGCGCCGCGTTGGTCACCGGCGTCGTCTCGGTGATCGTCGGATCCGGCGGCGTCGCCGGATCGCTGCTCAACTTCGGCGTCGTCGCCTGACGCCCATCCGAGTCGTAGCGCAGGCCCGCCGCGTCCGCGCGCGTGTTGTCGACCTGCTGCTCGGCGTCGATGACCTCGGCGTCCTCGCCCTGGCTGCTGACCTCGGCCGAGCGCGACGAGAAGCCGGCGCGCACCGCATCCTTCGAGGCCTGGATGTCCTGCACCGGGTTGATGTAGGGCCAGCCCTGCGGCACCCATTTCACCGCGGCGTAGTCTTCAGGGTGCGCGGCGTAGTCCGCGGCGGCAATCGGCAACGCGCCGGCGAGGACCGCGCGGTCGAGCCATCCCTGATACACCGGCCGGCACCACTGATACGCGACGATCTGGTGCTGCCACATCATCACGCGCCGGCGGAACTCGGCGAGGATGACGCGGACGGTCCGGTCGTTCACACGCGAGAGATCGCCGGTCAGCGTTTCGTAGGGCACGCCGGCGGCCGCGGCGACGTGATAGAGCTGCTGCCGCGTGAAGTCGACGTAGGCGGCGCCGACCTGCGGCGGGGTCGAGAACTTCACATCCTCCCCGGGTCCCAATTCCTGGAAGATGCCCGGCTCGAGACTGAGCTGCGGCTGGCCCGTGGGGTCGATCTCAGTTGGCAGACCGGTGAGCGGCTGCGTTTCCTGCGCGTCGCCGGCGTTCGACGGCCGCGACAGGAAGGCCACGAACATATTCGCGAGCTGCTGCCCGAGCAGCACCGCGTCGTCGAACTTGTCCAGATCAAACAGGCGGATCAACGCCGGCGTGAGGTGCGGCTCGCCGCGAATCTGTCCGGCGCGCACGGGGTCGTAGAGATGGGCAACGCTTTCCGCCGGCACGCGCCGCAATTGCGACGGGTCGTAGTCCATCAGGTCGCCGGGCCGCTGCGGGTAGAAGTAGTACGCCAGGCGCCGCCCGATCGGATCGAACTCGATGCTCGCGCGCACCCGATTGCCGTTGGCCAGCACATCGTTGTAGCCGGCCGGCGAGATCTCCGGCTCGATGTTCTGCAGCTGCAGCGGCACGGACAAGCCGTCCGACACGAACCGCGGCCGCAGACGGGTGTACGTTTCGCCGCCGACGAGCCAGCCGCGCACCGCTTGCGCCTGCTGGCCGTAGAAGTCGAGCAGGCCGTCGGCGTCGCTCTCGTCGGTCCAGCGGGTGAACAGTTCCTGAATCTGCCGGCGCAGCGCGGGATCCGTGGCCTGCGACATCGGCTTGATGCCGGTGCCGATGATGTTCGTGACCAGGTGATCGATCGCGCCCTTGCCGTAGCCGTTGTTGCGGACTGCCGACCGCGAGCGATCGCGCAGGGTCGTGATGCTATAGAGGAGCGACGTGTTCGGCGACGTCGTCGGCGCATTCCAGCCGCGCGTGCGACGCGTCTGCGCCGCGCTCTCGTAGGTGACGCCGGCGCTGTTGCGCGGGCGCAGGGGCGCCTTTGACGACGGCGCCTTCAGCGCCCGGTCCGCGTGCGTCGCGGCCGGCCGACGCGCCCGGATGCCGGGCGCCGCCTTCGCGGCCCCTCGAGCGGCCATTAGAAGAAGCCTTTGCTCGCGGTGCCGAACGACTGCTTGCTGCGGGTGCCCAGGGAGAGCGCGTTGGCGATGTGGGACTCCGCCTTCAAGAGATCGTCGATCGAGCGGTACTCGACGCTGCGGTCCGCGAAGGTGACGCGCAGCTCCCCTTTCGCGATCGCGGTGCGAATGGTGTCGAGGTCCGTCTGGGAATACGCCATGTGGTTCGGATGGTCGCTCAGATTGGAGCGGGCGTCGGGTTTTGGGCTACGACAACTCAGGCCTTCGGCGCGTAGATGGTCAGCACGTGGCGCATGATCGTGCGCACGTCCAGGTCGGTGCGGTGCGACGTCTTGCAGTAGGCGTCGTAGATGTGATCCGGGATCCGGACGTTGACGACCGACGTGTGGCGCTTCTTCGGGCGGCCGCCCTTCGATCGGGCGGGACTGGGCAACGACGACGGCGCCGGATGGGGTTCGGGCATCATGACAAGTAACTGCTCCGGTTGACGCGCGACCGCCGCGACGTCGGGCCCGCCGGGGCCGCGGGCGCGCCCGGCGCCGGCGGCGGCCGGCTCGTCGCGGCGAGTTGCTGCGCCATCACCTGGAGGCGCGGATTCAGCAGGCGCATCGCCGCGGTCGCATACACCGCGCAGTCGAGCGCTTCGTTCCGGGTGCGGATTTTTTTCCAGACCTGCACCGGCAGCCCGCGCACCTTGCGGCGCACCAAGCGCTCACTGACCAACTGCGCGGCAAATTCCTCGTCGCACCAGGCCGCATCCGGCAGGTGCACGTAGCCGGCGCCGCGCTCGGTGACTTTGAGCCGGTCCATGACCAGCCCCTTCGCCGCGTCGACGCCGACCGTGTAGAGCGGCACCTGGCGCTGATTGCGGCCCCACTTCTTCGGCGAAGGCGACGAGACGATCGGGCGCTGGCCATCGCGGCCGATGATCGCGTAGACGCGCCGGGAGGCTTTCTTCTCCGCCCAGTCGTAGACCAGCGTCGTGCGGTGCCCGGCCGAGTCGATGCAAGTCGCCTGAATGTGGAGCAGTTGCCCGCCGGCGTGGCGATACGGCGCATCGAGGACCGCGTCGAGCAGCGCCCACGGCCCCGGCTGCGAGGTGTCGCCCGGCAAGGTGTCGCGGTCGACGATCCAGGATTCTTCGCCCGGCCCCCAGCCGATCACGAGCAGCTCGAGCCGGTCGTCCTGGACGTCGACGCCCATCGTCAGACAGCAGGCGCCGTACGGCACGTCGACGTCAGGCACCGAGGGTTCGCGCCGCAGCAGCAGCGAGCTCGACTCGACACCTTCGCCGTCATCGGGCGGGACCGGCTCGCCGAGCGTCGTGTTCTGCCAGGTGTGCAGCTCGCTGCGATCGCCGGCCTTCTTTTTCTTGGTGGCCGACAGGAAGTTCGCGACGATTTCCGAGAGCGACGATAACGGTGAGTACGCTTCCCAGAGATGGAACGAGACAATCCGCTTTTCACGTCGCGTCGGATTCGTCGGCCGCCACTCGCCGCGCGCCAGCACCGCGATGCGCGCCGCATCGTCGAGCTCGTGGCCGCAGCCCGGGCAGTCCAGGCGCGCGGTCGCCGGATCGTCGTTCCGCCACTTGACGTTGGCCCACTCGAACGGGTGCATGAAGCCGCATTCCGGGCACGGCACGAAGTACTTCCGCTGATCGCCACGCTCGTAGTAGTCGTGAATCGGCGCGCCCTCGATCGTCGGCGAGCTGAGCATCAGGATCCGCTTGCGCCGGCGGAACGTCGTCGTCCGCTTCATGGCGATCGCGAGCGTGTTGCCTTCGCCGGGCAGCTCGAGGGGATAGCGATCGACCTCGTCGAGGATGAGCAGCCGCGTCGGCCGCGCGGCCAGCGACGCCGCCGAATTGGCGCCGGCCAGCGCCAGAGACCCGCCGCGGAACCGTTTGTTCAGCTTGGTGTTCTGCGCGTCCTTCGACTTCTTCTTGTTGAAGCAGTCCTGCAGCGCCGGGCTCGCGGCGATCACCGGCTCGAGCCGGTTGGTCGCAAAGTCGGTGGCCATCGGATCGAGCGTGGGCTCGACGATCAGAATCGTGCACGGGTCGTGTTTGATGTGATACCCGACGACGTTGACCGCGATCGCCGTCTTGCCCCACTGCGACGAGCCCATCACCACGACGATCTCGACGCCGTCCTCGAGCGGCGCGTCCATGATGCCAACCTGGTAGGGCGCGAAGTCGTTGCGCCAGCGCGTGCCGGCGAGCGGGCCCGACGTCACGACGATCTCGCGTGCGGAGAATTCGGAGATCGTCAGCCGCGGCGCCGGCGCGTAACTCGCCTTCGCGCGCCGCAGCGAGGCCTGCACGCGCGCGGTGTCGTCGGACGCGATGCCGACGAGGACGTCGGTCGTCACGCGATCGCCCCGTCCTGGACGCCGGACAATTCGCGCAGCACCTCATCGACGCAGTCGCCCAGCAGCCGTTCCACGCCAGGAATCCCGTCAGTCAGGGCCGCCTGATAGACGCGCTCGGCGAACAGCGGCGCGATCTGCAGCAGCTTCGTCCGGACCGCGAGGATCTCGGCCTCCCACTGGCGCTCGACCTCGGCGCGCGGCAACAGCTCGCCGGATCGCATCTGATACGTCTGATTCGCGAGGGCGGCTTGCGCCCGCTCGCGTAGCGCGCGCTCTTTGGCGACGTCGACGGTGCCACTGGCCTGCGCCTGTTCCTCGACGGCCGCCTTCCACGCCTCGCAGGCCTCGAGGTCGTAGTACGACGGCTTGCCAGGGCGGCCGCGCTCGAGCACCGGCATGCCGCGCGCTTCCCATTTCGTGATCGTCATCATCACGACACCCATCGCCTCGGCGAGCTCGCGACGAGTCAGGCGTGGTGCGGCGGCGGCGACGGCCACGGCTGGCGCCGTCGGCGTCGCTCGAGCAGCACGCGTCCGGGGTCGGGTATTAGCCATTAGCCCTTAATGTCCGCGGACGCCTAGAGGTTCTCTGCGGTCGTTTAGACCCGCTCCAGCCGCGTGGCCGCAGGGGCCCCCCGGGTTTCGCGGCGCGACGCGTGGGACCTGGCTCGTCATGCGCCGGCCGTCCGGCTCTCGGCGATGCGCACGCCAATGTGGCCGTCTTGATCGCACTGAATGACGAGGCGCGTACGTGGGGTGGGGACAAACAGGCCGTCGCGCATCTCGCCGCCGACGACACGCAATTCGAACGTCACCGTCGTCGCCGTCGTGGTGACAAGCGGCGACCGACCCGGCCGCAGATCGATGGGCTCCTGGTCTGATGTGGACACAGCGGCTGAGGTGCCTCCGCACGCGCAGGATCCGGACGAACGGTTGTAGGGGTGTGGCAGAGAGCTTGCGCGAGATCCGGGGCAGCGCGACGCGCCCGCGTCGGCTAAGTGCTCAGGCGGCGTCGGAACACGTCACACCCGGTCGGCACACGCCGTAGGACTCGAACACACTAGAGAGGACCCATGACAACCAAATACCGCGCGCCCCTGCTTGAGGTGTCCCATGTCGCGCGCCGGCTGGGGTACGACTCCCCGTACATTCGGCAGCTCATCCACCAAGGGAAATTACGCGCCGTCCGCATCGGCACGCGCTTTCGGGTCGACGAAGTGGATCTCGAGGCGTTCATCAACGCCCGCCGCACGGCGCCGGCGCGCCGCCAGACCGACGCGCGCGAGCTGCGGGAAAGCGCCTAATCGCATGGACATCATTCATCCGAATTCGGCGCTGTTCCTGCTGCCGCCAGGCACACGCGAGGTCGCGATCGCGGAGCATCAGCCTGAGTATCAGACGCTGCCGTCGCTCGTCACGCCGGACGGGCGGGTCGTGTCGCAGTGGCAGCCGACGCCGAACGATCTGATCCTGCTGAACGCCGGCGTGCCGGTGACACTCGTGTCGCACACGTTCGGGGCCGCGCTGCAGCCGATCCAGATGGCCGTCGGCGGCATGGACCTGCGGCAATGAGCGCGCGTCCGACCTGGAAAGGCGTCCTGCAGATCGGCCGCGTCCGGATTCCGATCAAGGTGTTCCCCGCCACCGAGAACAGTGAGTCGCTGTCGTTCAACCAACTCCACGACGACTGTCAGACGCGGGTGACGCAGCGCAAATGGTGCACGAGCTGCAAGCGCGAAGTGCCGAGCGCGGAGATCGTGAAGGGCTTCGAATTCGAAAAGGGCCGGTACGTCATCCTGAACGAGCACGAGCTCGACGCGGTGAAGCCGGAGTCGACGCGGGTGATCGACCTGCTGCAGTTCGCGCCGGCCGCGGCGCTCGATCCGCTCTACATCGATCGGACCTATTACCTCGCGCCGGACGGCGGGCCCGCCGGCGACGCGTATGCCGTGATGAGCGCGGGGATGAAAGACACGGTCGGCATCGGGAAGCTCGCGCTGTACGGCCGCGAGTACTTGGTGGCCGTGCGCCCGTTGTCGCCAGCCGCGTGGCCTGGATGGACGGCGACGACGCCGATCCTGATGCTGCACACGCTGCACCACGCGGGCGAGATTCGGGATGTCGCGACGATCGGGGACCTCGCCGTCGACGTCGACCCGAAGGAGGTCGCGCTGGCGCGCCAGGTGATCGCCGCGCGCACCGGCGCGCTGCACCTGGCCGACTTCACCGATCAGTATCAGGCTGACCTGCGCCGGCTGATCGACGCCAAGATCGCGGGTGAGGAGATCGTGATTCCGCCCGTACAGGCGCCGACCGTCATGCACTTCCGCGATGCGCTGGTGATGAGCCTGGAGGCGGTGAAGAAACTGCCGGCGAAGGCGGCGCTGCCGGTCACACGAAAGAGGGCCTCATGAAGACATGGTTTGGAGTCGGCTGGGCGCAACCGGTGGTGAGTCGGCCGTGGGCGTTCACCGCGTCGGTGCTGTTTTTCCTGTCGTCAGTCACCGGCCATCGTGTGCTCAACACCGTGAAACACACGGCGTGGGAACGCGCCGTCGGCATCACTGGCTAGCTGTCGTCAAGGGGGCCATGCACGAGTCCGGGCGGATTTTTGTCGCCTTGACGATCGCGGAGGCGGCCGCGCTCGTCGGCCCGGGCCCGCGCACCGCGGCCCTGCAGGGACTCGCGAAGATTCGCGCCGCCCTCCAGGGCGCGCTGGCGGCGGCGGTCGCACCACCACCGGTCGTCAAGCCGTCTGGTCAATGTGACGAATTGAGTATTTCGCTGCGCGCGAAGCACTATCGCCCGCGCGATCGCCCGCCGCCAGTCAGACCCGCCGAGCCAACGTTCCGGATGGCGAAGGCCGTCCATCCGCGCCCGATTCTCGCGCCTGACGTCGACGACTACGTGCCGTGGCGCGATGAAGCGGACGGGATTCACACGTAACGTCTGGTCGTCTGGTCATTCGAACGGCTCCGGGACCGGCTCCGGATCCGCGAGCCAGGCGTCCACGGCCTCTTTCGATCCCCAGGCGTCGGCTGGCACATAGAACACCAGGAACCGCGCGATCTCGACGAGCCAGAAGCGATTCTCGTGATCGGCGCGCATACAGACTTGACCGAAGTCGTTCGACAACGCCGCGGTCAGAAACGATCCGACCGGCCGACGCGCGGCGAAGTACTCCGTCAGGCCGTCATGAAGGGACGCCGGCACGCCGGTTTCCACCAGGCGACGGCGGAGGTGCGCGCGATAGTCGGGCTGATCAGTCATCAGCTCGGACTCCCAGCCGGGACGAATAACATCCCCTCCGCGTAGATGCGCTTGTCGACGGCGACCGACAGCGAGAGTTTCAAGAGTCGGACGCCAGCGTCCCAATCCGTCGGGCGCTTCACGAGTGGAAAGCCTTGATAGATGCTGACGTCGTAGCCGAGCTCACGCAGCTCGTTCACGACGATCTCGGTCCATTCGGCGAGCGTCATAACCGTTCTCGCGGATCTGCCCACATCGCGACGCGATCGAACTGGACGGGCTCACAGACCAACTCGCGGACGTCAGCGGCAAAGTCGTAGAAGCCCTCCTCCGTCAGGAAGGATCGCCAACGACGGCCGCGCGCCCACACCCGCGGCAGCGGCAGCCGATCGCGAAACGCCCGGCCTTCGAGCCAGCGCGCTCGGCGAATCGCTCGACGTCGACGCAGCCGCTCCTTGAGGGGGGCGTGCCGCGCGGCGGCTTCCATCGCGAGGCGGCGCATCGTCGCGGCATACACCGGATCGTGCGCCATCGCGTGGTTGTGCGCGCGGAGGCGGGCTTCGTCAGTCGTCATGGTCACTCCAGATATTTCCGCAGCGCCACCGCCGTCGCGTGCGGGCTCAGCTTGGCCCACGGACAATCAGCCTCGTGCGCGGCTTCGTCCGTCGGTCGGCTGAAGCGTTTCGCGTTGCACCAAAAGCAGGCTTCCTCGTCGCAGGCCTGTCCGACCCAGTGCCACGGCTCACAATTCAGCGCGTCGAGCAGCGCCGCGTTGACGCAGCGCAGGCTATCGATGATCGCCAGTGCCCTCGCGTAGTCCTGGGCGATCTGTTCGCGGGTGGGTTCAGCTTTTTCCGTCACCGCGCCTTCGCTTTCTTTGCGGGCGCAGCGGACGGCCGCACCCACGTCAGCCCATGCGATCCCAGATGCCGCACCGGATAGACCTCGTCGTCGGCCTCGATCTCCAGTTCCTGCAGCGTCACGTCGGCCAGTACCGCGACCTCGAACGGCAACGCGGCGTCCTCAGCCATGCACGTGTAGAACACGGTCTGCCCGCGGCGCTCGATGGCGTTGAGGGTGAAGGACACCCCGAGATGAAACGCTTGGAGGTGGTCATCGGGCGCGGTCACGAGGAACCGCCGGACGCTGTCCGTCTCCGCCATCAGCGCGCCTCCGCTTTTCTAATCGCCGCGGCGAGCGCGTTCGCGACCTCACGAATCAGATCGTCGGTCGGGCCTTCCCGCGTCGCCAACAACGATTGGCAGAGATGCCACGCGCCGCGGGCGGCCTGCAAGAGATCGAGCGCCGAGGACCGGGCGTGTAACTCCTCACGGGTGATCGGCATCAGCTTGCCTGTAGATCTTTCCGTAACGTGGCCGCGGCGGCGCGCGCCTCCGCCCGATGCGTCCGGCAATAGTCCTGGTTCGGCGGCACGTGAGTCCGGCAGCGTCGACAGAGCGGGACGTCGCACGTATCGCATTCGTACTCTGCCCACTCCCGGCAGTACGTGCAGCGCTTTCGACGTCGCCGGATTCCGCAGACGATCGCCACGCCGCCGCCGGGCATCGCGACCCGCTCACACATAGCTGAACGCAATGCGCGTTACAGGTGCATCGAGCCCCGGCCGTGCCTTCGCCCGATGGGTGTTCTGAAAGAATTCGACGAACGCGAGTGGACTCGAATAGAGCGGCGGCCCGGCGAAGCCCTCCCGTCTCACCTCCGCGATTCCATAGTCGAGATCGGTGAGCAGCGCGCGTAACGGTTCGACGCGCACGCTCTCGACGCGCAAGAGGGCCAGTTCCTCGACATGCTCGCCTTTTTTCAAGCCCTGACATTGCACGACGGCGCGCAGCCGATCGCCCGGTTTGAGAAAGGTCCAGCCGATGCGCCTCGTCACCGTCTTCGTGCGGTTGCGGATTTGCGCCGTCGTCAGCGCGAAGCTCATGTTGCGCATCAGCGCGCCTCCAACTCCGTCCGCCGTTCGCCTCGACACGTCGGACACGGCACCGGCGACGTCGACCCGGATCGAGGTAGCTGTCGAGCGCCGCGATCTCTTCCGCGATCCGGTCGTCCGGGACGCGGTGCGGCTGACGTGTCAATTCAAAAACCTCGATACGGACGGCGCGTCCCGGAGTTTCCGCCGCGCGATGACCTCCGGCTTCGGCTTCGGCATGCCGTCGAGTAACCGCCGATTTAGTTCCGCGAGCCCGCGCCAGACCATCGCCTCGATCGTTTCGTGTTTGCCACAGCGCACCCGCACACTCGCAACCCCGCGCCGGTCTGGGCGAATAGCCCACGCGTTGAACGACGCGCGAATCTCACCGTAACCGGAGACCCTCCAGCGGCGACACTTCTGAAGCTCGCGTGTAAGATCAGCTGTCACAGCGCCTCCAGATCCTTCAGTCGAATCCGCCAGCCGCGATCCGCCGCGGTCCATTGCGATCGGGGTTCCCGCTCGAAGTCGAGCTTCCCGGTGCGCATCCACCGGAGCACCAACCGCTCCGACACATGCCGGTACGCCGCCGCTTCCGCCAGGGTCAGAAACGGATTCGCACTCTCCGCCACCGTCTCCGCCACTGGCGGCGATGGCGGAGACTGGAGCGCCCGGAGGAACAGCGCGAAAACCTGGGTGACGGGGTCGTCGGCCTCACGTCGAGAAAAGGCGCCGCGGGCCCGGGTTTCGATCAGCGAGCCGTGTCCATTCCCGTTGCCGGCCGCGCCGACCGGTAGAACGTGCGGCGCGGGCCCCTGGCGGCGCTCAGACGCGACGCGGGCGACGTCGTCAGGGTCGTAGACCGTAATCGGCGGTGAGCCGGCCTGTGGCCGCGGGTACTTCGCGATGCCCCACGTGCGCGCGTGGCGTTCCAGACTGCGCTTCGAACAGCCCAGAATGGCCGCGGCATCGTCAACCGTGTGCGACGCCGCCACCGTCGCCGCCAACGTCGCCGCCACGCCGTCATTTGGCGGCGATGTTCCACGTGGAAGGTTGTCGCTCATCGACCCTCTTTCACCGGGAGGATCAGCCCTTCATGGTGCACGGCGTCGTGATGTGGTCGACACAGCCACCGCACGTGCTCGGGGCGCTCGTAGTCTTCGTGGTGGGCCTGCACCTCGGTCGCGTCGCAGCACTCGCAGGGCGCCTTGACCAAGAGGCCCTTACGGACCAGCGTCTTCGTGCGACGCCGACAAATCGCCCGGAGGCCCACGAACTCCCGGTATCGACGTTGCTCTTCTTGTCGGCGTCGCTCCTCCTCCTGCCGACGTCGCTCCTCCTCCTGCCGCCGATATTCTTCAGTGGACCTCGCCCGTAGCGCGGCGAGGTCCTTACGCGCCGCCATTTACGCTCCCTCCTTGGAGAACAGATCCGACAGTGTCGGACGTTCCACGTGGAGCACCGATCACACTCTCGACGTTGACGGATCGTCGGACGGTCTGCCCGCGGCGCTGCGTCAAGGTGAGTTCGAGACGGATCCGCGTGTGGGTGTAGCCGAGCACCACGCCGGGCAGTCGGCCGTCCGCTTCAAGACAGTCCTCGAAGCCGTAGACGCCGAACCCGGGTTTGTAGCGGACCGCGGCGCCAATGGGAAACGTCTTTCGCTCCGCGGGGGTGAGAGGCGATCGCGTGTTCATCTTGTCTTACTCCTGCTCGCGCCGGGCGTGGGTCGGTTCGTAGGCGCGCGGCGCGCGACTCGCTTGCTGGGTGAAGCCCTCCCGACTCGCGGTCGTCCACCAACTCTCTCGCGGTGCGGTGACGGGCGTGACGAGTGTGCCGGCGACGTGCGCGTTGCGATACACGGCATCGCGTCGACGGACGGCGAGGTAGTGTTTCGCGTTCTTCGGCATCGTCACTCCCCGTGCCGGGTTTGCTTGCGGTAGTCGCTCGCCGCGATCTTCCGCAGGGCGTCGAGGCGGTCGTGCTCGCGGATGCGTGCGGCGAGGGTCGGTTGGTGATCGACCGCCTCGGGCGATGCTGGCCGAGGCCGCGCGCGAAGACGGCGAGTACGTCTCCGCCACACGATCCCGACCAGCACCACGATCGCCAGGCTTCCCACGGCCACAGCGACCCCGAGTTCTGAGAAAAAGACGAACATAAATCACGCCGGTGGTCGACCGGCCAACGAGATGTCCCCGTCGACGGCCATCAGTTCGCGATACAGACGCTCGACGCGCAGCGCGTTGCGCGCGGTCATCCGCCGATCGTTGAACTGCAGGCCTTGCCCCTTGTAGCCGAGAAACCGACAGAGGCGGAGCGCCGGATAGCCTTCGCGCAGCAGCGACCGAATCAGCCGCATCGCGGGTCGCGCGTCCACGAGCGCGCCGTCGGCGATGCACGATTGATCGACGTCGAGAATGCGGCGCTCCGTTTGGCGGCGCAGATGTAGTTTCCGACCCGCGCGAATCTTCATCAGCGTCGTGTGCCCGACGCCGGCCGCCGCGGCGACACTCTTGTAGCCGACACCGGCGTCCGACAACGCGAACAGGTGCGCGCGCACCGCGTCGGCCGAGACGAGCCCGTTCCACTCCCCGCGCTTTCGGGCTGCGGCACGCATCGTTTCGTACCGGCTGTTCGCCGCGCGACACAACATGCACCGGCAGCCGGCGCCGATGTACTTCGCGCGGACGCGGCACGGCAACTGCTGGAAGTGCTCGGTGAACGGCAAGTCCGCGGGCCGCGTCATCGCCGTCCGCTCCGAAGTATTTCTCGCCGCGGCGCATTCGCGATCGGTCCACACACCCGCACATACGCCCGCGAGCTGTCTGCCCCGGCGCGCCAGCCGAGATCCCACGCCTCAAGTAGGTGAAACTCGCGCCCCCGCACGCGGCCGTCGGTGTGAAGGAACGGATTCCGGCCCAACGGGCTGCGCCGGCTGATGTCAAACCACCCGACGACAAACCCGCGATGAAACGCCGCCACGAAGTCGAGCGACGCTTTCAAGGTCCGGTGATCCGATCGATACCCGGCCTTCGCCAGCGTCTTCAGCGCGATCGCTTCTGCCTTCGCCGCGGGCGCGCAGGCCGTGCAGAGATCGCGCTTCCGATCGACCCACGCGCAGGGATCGCTATAGCAGCCGAACCCGTCGTCGACCTCGCAGGCGTCGAACGCCGAGCAGCCGCAGAAGCGACAGACGCCGGCGGCCGTCTTCAGGGAAGGCTTTGGCATCAGCGTTCATCCAGGAAGAGCACCGGTTGAGCGGCGACTTCCGACGGTCGCGGATAACTGATCAGTCCGAGGCTGCGCAGCGAGCCCAGATTGTTGAAGTAGCCGCCCGACGTCGGAGAGACGGCGATCGCGCCGGCGAGGTCTTCTTTCGTCAGAGACGCTGGATAGACGCTGATCAGCGTCTCGAGAATCTTCCATTTCGCCGGCGGCAGCTTGGCCCGGATGGCGTCGTGGAGCTCGCGTGTCGTAGACGGCACGCCATCGGTGGAGGCGATGCCGGCGCCCGTGGCGGTAAGCGCGACCGTGCCGCCGGTCGGATACTCGATCAGCCCCGACGAGCGCAGCGCCCCAAGATTGTTGAAGTACCCGCCGCTGGTCGGACTGACGCCGACGATCAGGGCCAGCTGTGTCTTGTCGGCGCTCGGCACCCCGATGCCGGCGAGGAACGCCAAGCCGTTCAGGATCTTCTGGCGTGCCGGTGAGACGTCTCCCGCCGCACCCGACCCGTCAGTCCCTCTCGGCGCTCGCGTTTCATTCGGGCGAGTCGCGGCCGAGGATCGGCCAGTCGGTGGTACGGCCCTCGAGACTGCAGGGCGGCGGGAATCGTGAGCTGATGGCTGAGGGCTCAGGGCTGAGAGCTTGCCGAGGATCTTCTGGAAGCCTTTCTGCTCGAGCAGTTTCGCGAACTCGTGGCGCGGCGCATCGATCACGCGGTCCAGCCCGGCGTTGAACTCCGCAACGGCCTTCGCCATGCGCTCGCCCATTCGAACGGACAGGCCCTGCTCGGCGCTCTTCAGGGTCTCGGCCATAGTCTCGAGCGCCGCGCCAAGTCTTCCAAGCAGCGCGCGGTCGGCGTCCGTCAGCGCCGCGACGGTCTTTCCTTTCACCGCCGCCGGCGCCGGTTGCTTAGCGGCAAGCTGTTTCTTCAGGTCCGCGATCGTCTTCTTCAGCTCCCGCGGATCCTCGGCCTTCGCCTTCTCGACGGTCTCCGCCATCTGCGTGCGGAGCTGCTCGAGGTCGACCGCGGCGAGCTGCTTGGGCGGCCGCACCTTCTGCCCGACCTTCGGCGTCGCCGCGGAGTCGAACGTCTGTCGCCGGCGGAAGGCGGCCTGGCCGAAGAACTCGAGCCACTCCGGACTCCACACCCAGGCCGTGCCGGTCGGCAGCGCCGGCAACGTCGAGAGGACCTCCTCGCGGCGCTCGTCGCCGGCGTGATGCTTGATCCAGCCGTCGATCGCGTCGCGGTCCTGCGGCCCGGTCGTACGGAACGCGATCAAGGTCTCGGCCTGGGTGGTGACGTCCTTGTTGACCTTGGCACTTCTCTGCGTGACGATCGTGCAGCCGACGCCGGAGCCGCGGCCCCAGCGCACTAGGCGATCCATCGCGCCCAGCATCGCCTCTTCGCCTTTCGCCGGCCGCTGCGGGATGAACGCGTCGGCTTCCTCGAGCACCATCATCACGGGCTCTTTGTTGACCTGCAGCAGCTGCTTCGCGAAGTCCGTCACGAACCGCGCGCGTTCGGCGACACCCCACGTTTTCATTGACAGGATCATGGGCAGCCGTTCGGTGGCGACGACGTTCGCGATCAGCGCGCCGGAGGTCGGCTCGAGCGGGAGATCGCCATGCGCGCCGCCGAACACGTAGATTGGAAAGCCCGGTCCCTTGCCGTCGAAGCTCGCCTTCAAGCCCCACCAGGCGTCGACCGGATCCAGGATGACGACCGGGAGATGCGCCTTCAGCAGCTCCTCGACGAGCACGGTCGCGCCGTTCGTTTTGCCGGACCCGCGCTTGCCGAAGATCGCGAAGGTCTGCGTGACGGCGTCGGCCGGCAATACGAGACCTTTCGCGAGACGCAGCGGCTTCGTCATGCCGGCAGCTCCCACGTCTCGACGCGATAGAACGACTCTGCCGTCCCGCGGCCGCGGCTCCATGCGTAGTGCGTCGCATCGACTTTGACGATCGGCTCGGACCCGCGAGGCATCGGCGGTGGCCAGGTGAAGCACTCGCCGATCGCGAGCTCGCCGAACGTGCGCCCGGGTCCGTGATACGCGATCTGGGTGCGCGCGTTGTCCCGGGCATGCTGATCGCTGATCCGGAGACTCCGCCGCACGCGGGCGGAGATCGGTCGGTCGTCGACCGGCGTGAGGGGAATCACCCGGCGTGCCTTCGTCGTGCTCATCGTCGTCGTCGCCTCCACGGGACCGAACTACACAACAGGTGCACCGGCGTGGTGTGCCGCACGCCGTCGACGTCGAGCCAGATCGCGACCGGGATCCAGACACAGAGATAGGCGCTCATCCCGGTTGTCCTTTCGCGCTCAGCTATCTTGGTGCGCTCGCAGTGATTGGCCCGCTCGCTGCTGCTGGTGCGCTCAACGCCTATGGCTCGCTCGATAGAACTGGTGCTCACTCTTCCAGTGGCTCGCTCAATTACTTTGGTGCGCTCCAACCTGGTGGCTCGCTCTTCTACACTGGTGCGCTCTTTCTCGCTGGCTCGCTCCCTCGCTTTGGTACGCTCCGTATATCTGGCTCGCTCGTTCTTCTTGGTGCGCTGCACTGCTGTGGCTCGCTCGCGGTCTACGGTGCACTGATGGTCGATGGCTCGCTCCTTCAATGTGGTGCGCTCATCATCCCCGGCTCGCTCGTCGTTGTTGGTGCGCTCGCATCAATGGCTCGCTCCTGCGTACTGGTGCGCTCAACGGGCGCGGCTCGCTCCGACATTCTGGTGCGCTCTCTTCTGATGGCTCGCTCAGCCCTCTCGGTGCGCTCCACATCTATGGCTCGCTCGTTCAACTTGGCGCGCTCGGCGAATGTGGCTCGCTCCGGTTTCTTGGTGCCCTCCTCGATACTGGCTCGCTCCCTCTGTCTGGTGCCCTTCCTTCTAGTGGCTCGCTCAAAGAACTTGGTACGCTCGAGCCCAATGGCTCGCTCATTAACTTTGGCGCGCTCTCCATTAGTGGTGCGCTCTCTGAACATGGCTCGCTCGTAGAGTTTGGCGCTCTCATAGGGGCTGGCTCGCTCGGCCTTTGTGGTGCCCTCATTCACCGTGGCTCGCTCGACTTCCTTGGTGCGCTTCTCGAGACCTGGCTCGCTCCTGATGAATGGTGCGCTCTTCAGCCATGGCTAGAACGGCCAGTTCGGGACGGCGATCTCGTGCGCGTGGCCGCCCTCCTGCGTCAGGATGTAGGGCTTCGGGGCGTCCGTCCCGTGGTGATCGCGATACGCGACCGCCTGAAAATGCGCGAGGAATAACTTCACCGCCCAGCGTTTCGCGCGCGCGTGCACGTGCGCTGGGGGCAGCTTCCCCGCGGCGTACGCCTTGTACGCGTCGGTCGACTTCCCGATCTTGAACTTCGCGATCTTCGCCGCGGCTTGGTCCGCGAGTGCGCCGGCGTCGTTGCGGTGCTGCTCGAAGGCCTTCCGCTCGACGTAGAGATGGCCGTAGATGTCGTCCTCGTTCCCGGAGACCTTCACGAACGATTCGCCGATCTTCCAGCAGAGCGTTTTGAGCGACGCGTTCCACGGCCGCCGCTGGCCTTTCTCCCAGCTGACCGTCGGATCGAGGCCGGCAAAGCGCCAGATGTGCCCCGCCGTCGGCGCCTTCGTGATGTCGATGTGCGCGAGCAGACCGGCGGCGATCACCGGCCCGACGCCGACGATCGAGCGCGCCCACTGACCGACCCGCGACGCCTTGGAATACGCGTCGAGCGCGCTGGCAATCGACCGCTCGAGGACGCCGGCGTTGTCGGCCAGCCAGGCGATCGTCTGATGCGGCTCCTCGCTCGCGGTCAGGGCGCGGACCTGGTTGGCGGAGCGGATCCGGTCACCCTGCATCTGGTAGTACGCATCGACGAGGTACCGCGCTTCGTCGGGCGACAGGGTCTGCGCGGCCTTTTTCAAATCGCGCGAGAGTCGCGTCACGGCTTCGACGCCGCGGTAGTCGTCCGGGTGTTCGGTGTCGCTCATATAGGTCCGTCCTCGGAGAAGTTGGTGCCCTCGCCTGACATGGGTCGCTCAACGTGCTTGGTGCGCTCTTGATTCATGGCTCGCTCTTGAACGCTGGTGCGCTTCGACTTTCTGGCTCGCTCTGTACGTCTGGGTGCCCCTCACCACTTATGGCTCGCTCGACTGTTTTGGTGCACTCCCGAGGAACGGCTCGCTCTACACGTCTGGTGCTCTTCACTTTTCTGGCTCGCTCTGCACTTGTGGTGCGCTCCCTGCGCTTGGCTCCGTCATCCGATGTGCCTCGCCAGCGCGATCGCGCGCACGCAGTCTTTCCAGTTGTCGTGGGGCTCTTCGTGGCGACAGTAGCCCCACCGGTGGTGAATCTCTTTCGCCTCCTGGATCTCCCGGGCGGTCAACTTCACCGGCTCGAGGGCCCCGAACGTCAACTGCTGCGCGCCGACGACGACGCGCTCGAGGAACGCCGCCTTGTGTCGGATGACGCGGAGGCTCCGATCACTGCGCGCGATCCAGGACGCATGACTCGTCGGATCGCCGTCCGCCTCGATCGTCCAGCCTCGCACCGTCATCGCCTGGAGGCGCTCGAGCGGGTAATGCTCGAGCAGCCCGTGCACCAAGTGCCCGTCGCGCTCGCGGTCGACCACCAGGTGCGCGCCGTGCGCGTGGAGGGGATATGTGGCGACGGCCCATTCGAGAAACGCGGCGACGTCGGGATGCTCCGGGCGTTGACCGCCAGGTTGTCCGCCACTCTGGCGGACCAACGTACGATCAGCAGCAGGAGTACGGATCTCGGTACGTACTTCTTCTTCTGTACTTTGGTCCGCCACTTTTTCAGAATCAGGCCCATTCCTTGTCCGCCACTCGTCGTCTTGTCCGCCACTGTGGCGGTCAAAATCCGATCTGTCCGCCAGAGTGGCGGACAACGCCTCCGGATCCGCGGTCGCCAACCGCGCGACGTGGATGCGATACATCGTCGGATGCCGATGCCGCCGCGCCAGCACGTCGATCCACCAGTCCGCCTCGAGGCGCTCGAGCGCCCGCTCCGTCGATCGCAGCGCCACGCCCGCCTTATGGGACAACTCCGGGACGTAGAAGCTGCGACAGGTGCCATCCGCCCGCCAGCAGAACCACCGGGCCATCGCCCGCAGCACGTCCTTGTCGGTCTGTCGTTCGAACCGCGTCCAGACGATCCGTTGCTCGAGGATCGACAGACGTCTCATCGGTCAGGTTCCTGACGGACGACGCCGGCTCTTGCGCCTCGAAAAAGGGTCTTGCTACACTCAGGGGCAGTTCCCATCCCGCAGCTCCGTGACACGATCGGAACTCCGCCCTCGCGCGGCCCTGGCCTCAGAACCAAAGCTGCCGCGCGTGGGTGGTCTCGTCGTGCGTCTACAAGTCGATCGATGACAGCCCCGTTGCCCCGCCGTGCTGTCGTGGTCGCTCCTTACCGCGCTCCTTACGGCTTTGATTCGTCCGGCGTCAACACAATCGCGACCGCCGCCTGCACCACGTGCGACGGGACGTCCGCGCCGTCAGGGCCGCCCTTCAGCGATTCCCCTTTGAACGCCTTCGCTAAACAGTCAATCGCCGCCTGCCTGAGTTCGTCACGTGACATCGTGTGCTCCTGCTGATTACCGCTCCGAATCCCCGTCCGTGTCGCGTTCGTCGCGCGCGTCGCGCGGGTCGCCGTACTCCTGGCCGTCGTCGTCGCCCTTGTCGCGCGGGTTGATCGGCTGTTCGTCGTCGTCGCCGTCGTCGTCCGCGTCGCTGGCGACCGGCATCACTCGCATCAGTGCCTCCCTTCCCGTTTGTGCTCGTTGATCCAGGCCTGCGACACTTCGTCACGCCGGTCGGTCGGGATCCGGGTCACCCACCACCAGAGGGCGAGGACCGCGACGCCGCACGACACGACGACGCCGACGAAAATCTTCATCCCTGGTAAACGTCCGCGGCGGCTGGTGGCGTCCAACCGCATTTCAGACACGACGTCGAGTCGATGAACTTGTGATCGCACCGCTCGACGACGCGCGCGAGCGCGTAGCCGCCGCTGATGCCGTCAACCATCACCACCCAGGTGCCGCCGAGTTTCCAGGGTGCGCAGCGCGTCTTCGTCGCGATCTGCGATCCATCGTCTTTGGTCACGGTCACGGCTTGGCCGATCGGCCAGCGCTGCGCCCGCGCGAGCTGCGCCGCGGTCACCTTGAACGGATGGGGACGGAGAACCTGCGTCCGGTGTCGCTGGTTCACCGCGTCTCCTCGGCTCATCGCACCCCATCCAGTTCTTTTCGAAGTTCGTCGAGTTGATCGCGGAGGCGTAGGACTTCCGGTTTACGCCGTCGATAGGACGGCTGCCGATCTTTCCGGCGTTCGGTCTCGATCTGGTCGAGTGGCTTGCCGAGATGCGCGGCTTCGGCGCGAATGAGTAGATAGAAGATTTGCGACCCCCAGCCGCAGTAGTAGCGCACGTCAGGGTTTTCCTGAATCTGATCGAGCGTGTGCTTGACGGCGGCGTAGAGCTGCTCACGGGGATCCAGCGGCGCCGCGGCGACGGGCTCAGTCGGCATCACAGATCCTCGACCAGTACGATCGTCACCTTCGGGTCCCCGACGATCCGGGGCCGCTCGACGCCGGTGAAGATCTCGCTCAACCGCGCGAGCCCTGACGCGATCGCCTGTTGCCGGATCTCGGCGATGTCGGTCCCATCGGGCCAGGTATCGAGGATCGGCACGTCGAGCACGACCTGAATGCGGGCGGAGGCTCTCATGGCGCCATCCAGCGCCGCACGCGCGCGGCTTCGACCGGGAGAAAGTGCTCCTGACAAATCTGCACGAGCGCAGCGAGCTCGACGCGCTCTGGGGTGCAGTCCCCGCTTGCGATCGCCGTCGCCATCTTCGCGATGCACTCGCGAAGTTGTTGCCGGCGGGCGGCGAACGTCGTGTCGGGCGCGCTGGTGATCATCGGCGGGCCACCTTGCGGTCACCCGGCTTGATCGCGGTCAGCGCCACAATCTGCCGATGCACTTCCGGATTCGGATCGATATACCGGCCCGTACTCGAAAGCTCGGTATGTCCCAGGAGCACTTGGAGATCGCGAATCGAGGCACTTGGGAGATGACGCGCCATCTGGGTCGAGAAGGTGCGCCGTCCGCTATGTGATGACGCCCCGCCGAACCGCAGCGCGCGATACCACCCGCGGAACAGCGCCTGCACGGCATGGGACCGAGTGACGCGGTCGCGTGATCCGCGACGAAACCGAATGACGAAGTCGTTCGGTTCCTCGGTCTGGCGCAGGATCGTGAGGGCGGAATGCACCTCCGCGTGGAGGGGGACCAGTCGACCGCGGCGTCCCTTGACCGCGTCGTCAGGCAGCGCAATGACCACATCCACGCTACCGTCAACCGCCGTCATCATCGGCCAGCGCAGGCTCGCGATCTCAATGGCCCTCAGTCCGGCCTTGAACGACAGCAACACGATCAGCCGATTCCGGTCTGGATAGGCGGTGGTGCCCACGTGCGCCAGCAACGCGCCTTCCTGTGACGCCTCAAGAACCTTGGCTTGTTTCCACTGAGAGACCCAGCCGCTCATGCGCGCACCTTCAACATCTGCGCGATGTACTGAAACCGCCAGGGCGTGCCCCGTCGCGTGGTGGCGCCGGCGGCGGTCACGATGGCGGCGATTTCGGCGTAGGTCTTGCCGGCGGCGCGCAACGCGCGAAACTGCGCGACCAGACGCTGCTCCACCGGCGCCGGTTCGATCCGCTGGTGGTCGGGATCGTCGGCCGCCAGTTGAAAACCGAACGGGATCGTGCCGGCACGTTCGCCGCGGGCGCGCTTCGCCGTCAGGCCGGCCTTCGTGCGCGCGCGAATGTGGGCGTGTTCCAGTTCGGCGACGGCATCCATCACGTGCCGCGTGAACACACTCGACGGTTCGTCATCGGCGGTGCCTTCCCCGGCGGCGGAGACGACGCGCGCGCCGCGTTTCTTCACGAGTCGTTCAATCAGGCCGACCTCCAGAAAATCCCGCCCGAGGCGATCGCGCTTCGCGACCAGCAGCACATCGCCGCGGCCGAGCGCCGCCACGGCCTGCATCAGCACGGGCCGATCCTCCAGCGCCGCCGCGCCACACATCGCGGGTTCTTCGCAGACCGTGAGCGGCAGCCCGAGCTGGGCGGCCTTCCCGTAGAGACTGGCCCGCTGCGCGTCGAGCCCCAGCCCGGAGATCGCCTGTTCCTCGGTCGACACGCGGAGGTACGCGACCGCAGTAGGCGAAAGTCGCCGATCATGTAACCGGTCGGTCGCATGATCTTTTTCGGCCCTACTAATAGACGCGGACGCTTTCGCCCCAAACTCTCGCGGTCGACCGTCGCGCCGTACACCATTCCGTGCGCCTCTCGTCTCTAGCTCTGCTAAAATACCCATTGCTCGACCGCTCCAGACGGTCTGAGTGCTCTCGTCGGTCGCGGGAGGCCGCGGCGCCGAACCTGCCGCTGTGGTCTCCCCTCTTCTTCAATTTGCGCGATCCCCCGGTTTCGTCATCCGCAGGCCGAAGATCACTTCGCCGTTGCGGACCTGCTGCTCTATCTGCGCGAGCGCGATCTCGGACATCCGCCGCTCCGCCACCGCTTCGCCGCGCTTCGCGTCGAGCCACGCGTGCACCGTCGGCAGCAGCCACTGCCCCGCGGCGCAGGCGGCGACGACGATCGACTGCAGCGCGGCCGCCTCATAGCGGCCGACCGCGACGTCCTCGACGCCGAGGCCGACATTCACGGCCGTGACGATCCAGAGCACGCCGACCGCGATCACCTGCGACAAGGGTGGAGGGGTCATGTGACCGCCAGCCCGTGCAGTTCAATCTGCGCCCAGATCTGATCCTCGTGACTCCAGTCGAGCACGTGCGGAATGCCTGCCCGCGCCAGATGCCGCGTCGACGGCTGCATCGCCTGGACGGTGTGATACATCGCCACGATCGCGCACTGCCGGCCGTGTTGGTCGCTGTTGCCCCAGAGCTGCACGAGATGAACAAACGCCGAGAGAGCCGGCGCGTCTTGCCCGGTGAGCGCGGCGAGTCCGTACTTGTCGCCGGTCTCCCGCAGGACGCGATCGCGGATCCACTTCCGCCCGGATTGACAGACCGGCTTCTCCGCCCTCATGACCCTTGCCGCGCGTTGTGCACCGCGACCGCGCCGAGCGCGCCGCCGCCGGCGAAGCCGATCCAGCGCGCCGCGGTCGGATGCCCTCGCCGCGCCAGCGACCGCATCGCCCACAGCAGCGCCGCCGTCGTGACAGCCTTGCCGAGGACGAGGCCGACCGTGCCGCCCTGCGCGAGCAGCGGGTTCAGCTCGTACGCGCCCGGTTGACGCAGCGCCGCGAGCGTCGTCGCCAGGTCGGCCGTGCTGCCGGCGGTCAGCACCACAGACGCGGCGGTCAGCGATCGGCCGTCCTGCGCCTGCGCCGTCGCGGCCGCGAGCAGGAGGAGCGCGCAACACAACCCAACGACGAGAGCACGGCCGAGGGCTGCGCCTACGTCAGATCGGTGACCGACGCAAAGAATGTCGATTGGTAAATTGCGGTTACACATGGCGTGCGGCGCTCCAGACGCCGCGGGTCGGGTGGGCCGTCAGGGATGTTCTCGCGGGCATTCCTGACGGCCGTTTCGTTTACTAGGCGGCCGCGACCGCCTCCGCGAGTTCGTCGAGGAGGCGCCGACTCTCCCGAATCAGCCGACGCACGCGCGCTTTCGGATCGCGGTCCGCCAAGGCGTCCGCCACGGCGGTGCTGATAAAGGCCTTCGCGGCGTCGTCGCAGAGGTCCAACCGTTCCGATTTGAATTTGCCGGTGTCGAGATCGCGCGTGAGCTGCGACGGGTCGTAGTTCCCCATCGAGATCGCGGCCGCTTTCAGGCTGCCGAAGTGGCGAATGAGCGCGTCTTTCGTCGCCGCGCTCCAGGCGCGTCCGGCCGATGGACCGGGCTGGACCGGCGTCTCGACTCGCGGTCCCGCGACGGTCGCCTTGGCCATACGCGGTCGGCCGACGTCCACACTCCGGACTGGCGTTGACGCGGCCGGCGGACCGATGTTAGGGGCCATGCCGTCAGGCCGACTTCCGTTGCGTGCTCATCACGAAGCGGTCGAACACCGCGCGGTCGACGATCAGGTGCCGGCCGCGATGGCCGCGCGCCAAATCGCGATGGCGGGTGACGAACTTCCGCGCGGCTTCGGGACTGAAATGAATCCCGTCCTTCGCCATGAACTTGCCGTGCTCGGCGAGCTGCGGCATCGTCAGCCAGTCGCGCTCCGGGACGACGCCGGCGAAGAGATGGGTCAGGCGACGCGGGCCGGACTGAGGGCTCATGCGGCGCGACCCTTCAGCTTTCGGGTGGACCGCTTTGCGCTCTTGCGCTCGTCGAGATAGCGACGAACCTTGTGCAGCGTGCGGTCGTACGGTTTGGCCTCGCGGTCCGTTAGGAGCTGGTGGAGGGTTTGAGCCGACAGTGTGATCCCGACACGTTCCATTTCGGCCGACAGCTGTCGAAACGACCAATCGTTCGACAGCCGCACGGCGTCGAGCCGTTCAACGATGTCGGCGCCATCAATCGGCCCTGTCTTTACTGCCATGGCCGTCACCTTACGTCGGATCTGTCTGTACTGTCAAATATATATGTTGTGGCCGCCCTAACCGTTACGCTATGGTTGCGGCCATAGCAAGCGGCTCCGTATGTTGGAGCCTGTTGAACAACTTTAAGGAGCTACTGAATCGAATCGCCGAGACGTTCCCGTCTCGACAGGCGCTCGCGAGAGCGATCGGCATCAACGCGTCACGGCTCAGTCGTGCCCTGAATGGCTCCGACAAATTTCCGTTCAACGCCACGAATTGCTTACGGCTCGCGAAATTGTCCGGTGAGCCGGCGTCGGCGGTCCTCCGCGCGGCCGGGAAGGGTGAAATCGCGGACTTGATCGAATCGCTTTATGGGCCAGAGAAACCTGTCACGGACACGGCGGTGCAGGACCTCTTAACCCACTGGCCGATGTTCACCGCGGACGAAAAGTCGTTCGTGCGACTGACGATCGCGACCCTACTTCGGAGTCGCGCGGCGACTCAGGAGCCGAAGAAGGAGCAATCTCGTCGCCGTCGCGGCGGCGTAGGCTGAGCGCCGTCCGATTCTCCTGAGTGATCACTTTCCGTTCTGGACGCCGTGTACGTGCGCGCTCAATCGACGCCGCTGTTACCCGCGTCTCTGTCTCCTGCTCTCTCGGTCATCCATCGGTCAGTAGAAAGTCTGAAGTGAAACGACTGCTCTCTGTGCTCGCCATCGCCGCATTCATCAGCGCCTGCGGCTCGTCGTCCACGACCGCGCCGACGCCAGTCACGACGGCCACGCCCACGAAGATCATCACCGTCTCCGGGGCCCTCGCTTTCGGCAACGTGAACATCGGCGAGAGTCCGACCCGCACGTTCACGATCGGGAACAGCGGGAATGCCCTGCTGACCTACACCGGGTTCACGGCCGCCGGGGGCACCGGCGCGGTCGGGTTCACCGCCAGCCCGTTGACCGGCACGGTCCAACCGGGCGGCTCGCAGACCGTCACCGTGCGGTTCACCCCGACCATCGCCCAGTTCTATTCCAACGTGCTCTCGGTCACGGGTGACCAGACCAGCGGCGGCGCGGCGATCAATGTCTCTGGCGTCGGGATCAATAATGCGCCGCTCTTCACCGCGAACGGATCCGGCAACACGGTGTTCGACATGCCGACGACCGTGACGCGCATCCACATCGTCGGCACCTACACTGGGAATTCCTCGAACTTCATCGTCACGATCGGCGGCCACCTGGTCGTCAACGACATCATCGGCACGTCGGCGACGTTCGGTTCGCGGACAGTGTCCGACGGGATCTACCTGACTACCGGCGGCGTGGTGGCGATCACGAATTCGCTGGGCGTGGTTTGGTCCTTCGCGGAGGTCCGCCAGTAGCTGGAGACTGATGGCCCGTACCCTCCCCACCGGCATCGTCCGCACGGCGACCGGGTACCGCGTCTTCGTCTGGGTGCCCTGGCCTGGCTATCCGACGGGCCGCGTCCGATCGAAGCGGTTCACGCGCACGCCGACGTACGAACCCTCGATCAAAGAGATGCAGGCCTGGCGCGAGGATCGCCGCGTCGAAGCGCGCCAGAAGCAAGGCGACGATCCGATCCCGGTCGGCGAGGGCTTTCTCGCCGACGCGGAGACCTACCTCGAGGCCGTGCAGACGATGGTCGGGATCAAGGATCGCCGCAAACACATTCGTGAGTGGGCCGCGCTCTTCGGTGAACGGCCGCGGACGGACATCCAGCCGCACGAGATCCGCGCGCAGCGCGACCAATGGCTGACCGTCGGGCCGCGCCGCGTGCTCGTCAAACCGCCGGGCGAGAAAGCGCGCTGGGAAACGCACGCGCGGCCGCTCTCGGCGTCGGCCGTCAATCATCGGCTCCGCGCGCTCGAGAACCTGTTCACCGTGCTGGACGGATTGCACGCGAAGAACCCCGTGCGCGACGTCGACGAGGCGGAGCCGCCCGACGAGTTGCCGAAGGGCCAGACGTTCGCGCTCGCGTACGAAATCCTCAGCTACATGCCGGATGTCACCCGCTCGAAGAAAGACGAGGTCCGCGAAGCCGGCTCGCTGAGCCGCATCCGGTTCGAGACCATGCTCGTGACCGGCTGTCCACCGAAGCAGCTCGGGCAGCTGCAGCCGACGCACGTCAATTGGGATCTCTTGACCGTGACGCCGCCGAAGCGCGCGAAGGGCCGGCGCTCGCGGCGCGCGCGGGCGCGGCGCAAGGTGACGCCGCGGCAGTTGATGCCGGCTGCGGTGCCCGTCCTGAAGCGCTTCTTTGCGCTGGGCGCGAATCGGCCGTTCTCCGCGACGTCGCTGGGCCGATCGATCAAGCGCGCGATCCGGGCCGCGAACAAAGCCCGCGCCGCCCGGCGGCTGCCGCCGATCCCGGAGACGCTGAGCCTCTACGAGTTGACCCGGCACACGTTCGGGACGGAAGTCTTCCGCCTGACGCAGAACCTCAAGCTCGTGCAGGATCTGCTCGGCCACGCCACGCTCGAGCAGAGCGCGCGCTACGCGCAGGCCGCCATTCAGGAGCACCAGGTGGCGTCGGTCTCGAAGCTGTCGCGGGTCGCGCGGCGCGCCGCTCAAGCGCCCGCGGCGGTCCGGCGCCCCGGTAAGGGGGGTGGTAAGGTTTCGCCCCCAAAACGGTCTCGTCGTGTCCGGACACTGCGGAAATGAGGCCGATGATTCCAGAGAGAAACTGGTGCGCCCGAGAGGATTCGAACCTCTGGCCTACAGCTTCGGAGGCTGCGTCGAACTCAAGCACGCATTGATGCTTTTTCACGATGGTAAGGTGCGGCGGTAAGGTTTCGCGGGTATAGACTCCTGAACCGGAGGTCACCCACGTATGAAGTCACTCCGCGAGTACCAGATCAGTTCCACCGCCGCGCCGCACAGCACCGAACCGGTTACCTGGGGCCGGGACATGACGCACCCGATCCTCGGGACCGTCAACGGCCTGCCCGTCACGGCGATCACCCCGGTGAATATCCCGGACGCCTCGCCGGGCTTCCTCTGCGAGGACAACGCCGGGGCCTTTGCGCTCGTCGCGCTGTCCGACGTCGTCGGCGCCCCCAACAACGCCTACCTGCCGTCGCAGCTCGAGGGCACGACGACGGGCCAGACACCGCTCGTGGGCTCGACGCGCTGATCGGAATCGCCTGGCATGCCTGAGACACGCGCGCCGCCGTACGGGTCGTTGTTGGCGCCGAGCCGAGAGATGGTGTGCTGACACGTGACCGTCCGTCGCACACCCGGCCGAACTGCCTTTCCACGGGACGCTCTAGAAACGGAGCCCGCGGCGCGGTCTTGCTTATCGGCCCTCGAGTGATGACACGTGATTACGTCCGCACGAAGGTCACGGGGAACGTGCCGTCGATGTAGCGCGTGCCCTTGATCCGGAACCACGCGGTCCCTTCGATGCGATATTTCCCGTCGGTCACCGCGATGTGGGTGGCGAGGCTGAGCGTCAGGCCGTTGCGCACGTCATGCCGGACGGTCCAGTCATCTTTGCTCACGATGTGATGGGCTTCGGCGCGATCGGCGTCGAGGTTCAGCGTGCGGAGGACGCGACGTTTCGTTTTGCGATCCTTCCACTGATCGCGCGTTTTCACGGCCCGCGCCCACTGCCGCAACAACTTCTGATCGAGCAGCCGCGCGGCCTTGGCGTCGATCGCGCGATCCAACTTAGATCCGAGTTGGTCCTTCCGGCGTGCGCGCGGGGTCGCCTGCAGCTCGCCGAGGGTGGGGAGATCCTCGATCGGCATTACACCACCTCGGAGTCATTGCAGACGATCGCGTCGCCGACGATCACCGCGTGTTCGTTGAACCGATAGAGCCGCGACGCGGCGACGTTGATCGGCTTCTCTTTCAGCTTCCCGTTTTCATCGATCAGGAGAATCCGGCCGTCGTGCGTCGGCACGATCTCGATCATGTCCGTGCCGATCAGGTCGTAGGCTTCGCCCTTGAATTGAAAGTCGGTGCCGTTCTTCGGCGTGATGGTCTCGCGGGTGCCGTCGGCGCGAAGGAGTTCAGCCATCAGCGGCCTTCCGCTTTCGCAATGGCGGCGAGGAACACCGCGCGTTCGTCGTCGTTGGCACCCTTGAAGGTGTCGAGTGCGAACCTGCACGCCGCGAGCAGCTCCGGCGCCGCGGCGATGAGTGCTTTGGTCGGATCGGCCGTCGGTGTCGCGCGAGCGGCGAGCATCGCGTCCGCCCAGCTAAAGCACCAACGCGCGAGCTTCGGCTGCGCATCTGTCAAGTGCGGCGTGGTGTCGATCGCGTCGCTCAGGACCTCGTCCGGGATAGGCGCCTTCGCGGCGAAGTAGTCCCGCAGCGACATGCCGTAGTCGGGCGACCACGCCTCGCCGCCACTAAAGTTGCCGGCCGGTACCGGAAACGCCTGTCCGCCGTCGTTGTCAGCCATCACGCCACATCCTTGATGTTCGAGAAGTCCGCGGCGAGGATCGCCCGCGCCATCCGTTTCAGGAATCGCGCGTCCGCCGCCGGTTGGGGGTTCACCCCCATTTGAATCGGCACGAGCGCCACGTCGACGACCCCAGTTGAATCCAAGGTGGATCCAACTTGTACGATCGGCACGAGCGCGACGTCGATGACGGGGATGTTATTCACAAGGGCCGGTCGTTCCTGCATAACGTGAATAGCCGCCATGCGAAGTTCGGTCGCCGCGGCCCAGGCTTCGCGCTGATCAGAGCAGGTCTCACACAGCCAGGCTTCAGCGGGACGGCCGCAGTCGGCACAGTCGGTCTTGTCGTGTCGAACGTCGTACGCGTCGTCGTCGGGTGGGTCGATCGCCCAGCGGCTCATGCGGCCTCCGAGGCGCGGAAGACGTCGCAGTCTGGATAGACCGACATGACGGCCTTGCTCCAGGCCGCGCGCCGCCGCCGATCCGATTTCAGGCGATAACCGGCGCCGTCCCAGTACGCGTCGTCCGCCCGCCACGCATTGATGCCCTGCTGCACGTCTGGGTTCTGCACCGCGGTCAACGCACGCGCTTGGACGTTGGCGGCCATCAGCGCGGCGGTCGCGGCCGACGGAAACAAAACAATCACGCCGCAGCGAGGGCAACGGGCGCAGTCGGCTGTGAGGATCATCGGGCGGGCGCACGTCCGATCCGGACACCGCGCGTCGAAGTGCTTCATGTTCATGCGGCCTCCGGCGGCGTGAACGGCAACGTGGGTCGCTGCGCCTGAATCCGATCGATCGCCTGTTTCAGGGTCCAGCCTTTACCGAGCAACGTGACGCAGGTCGCCAGTTCACTCGGGGTCAGCCGAATTGGGAGCTTCACCGGGAGCCCATCGAGCAAGATCTGCGCGAAGGGCGCGACGTCGGGATGGAACGTCTTCAGGATCATCAGGAGCCTCTCTTTGCCGGGTGGCAGGGCTCCCTCTAGACTATGGGCGAGCTCGGCGACCGACTAGCCTCGGTTGACGGGTGCGTTGGCGCCGTTCGGTGTTCTAGCACCGGGCGGCGCCGCTTCTTGCTTCGACTACTTCACGAATCGCAGCGCGGCGGAGATCGCGGAGAAGATCGCCGTCATGGCGAGCATCGTCGTGATCGTGGTTCTCGTCAGCTCCGCTTTGAACTCGGCAAAATCGAGCCGCAACGCGGCGAGGTCGGCCTTGGTGGCCAGCGCGTCCTTGTCCTCGATCGCAATGACGGACTTCGCCGCGGCCTGCGCCGTCGCGTCGTCCACGCCGGCTTTGAGGAGCGCTTGATACAGTTCGCTCACGAGGACCGTCATGCCGAGAGTATGCGGAAACCTACAGCAGATGTCAAGAGAAACCTACAGCTATGCTACACTGCGGGGCATGGCGCGATCGGTGAAGACAGCAGCCGCGCGGGGCCGGCTCGGCGGACTGGCGAGTCGAGGCAAAACGAGTCCGGCGAAAGCGGCAGCGAGCGCCGCGAACGGGAGACTCGGCGGCCGGCCGCGGAAGAAGACGGCGAAGAAGCCATGAACAACGATCGCCCGCTCGCCACGCAGACCGCGGCGCCGCCGGTCGTCCCGCCGCGACGCCCGCTCGTCGGACTCGGGCTGACGGATGATCCCGACGACTTCCAGGCGCGGGTACGGGCGCAGTTGCGAGACCTCGAGGAGAGTCGGCGCCGGATCGATGAGATCATCGCGGCGAATCAGGTCGCCCGCGCGCGCCTCGACGAGTGGCAAGCCCGGCTCAACACTCGACTCAACCCGGAGTCTCCGCCTGATGCCTGAGTCCCCCGACTTCGATCAGCGCATGAGAGAGATGCTCGCGAACGATCCTGTCGTGACTGAACTATGTGAACGGATTGAGCTGCAGGAACGTCACGATCTCGCCAGCCTCGATGACCGCGACGTCGTGAGCTACGGCGAGCTGCGCGCCAAAGGCATGGCGCACGGCGATGCGATTGTGTGGCTGGATCGCGCGCGGCCGTTCAGAGAAAAGCGCTGATGCCTGAGACCCCCGACTTCGATTGGATCGCGCGGAGCATGATCACGACGATCGTCACCGACGACGAATCGCACCGCCTCGCGATCAATAGGGCACTAGCTGAGATCGCCGAGCAACTGCGGCTCGTGTGGCACGCCGGCTTCGACGCAGGCGGCCAGCACGAGACGTTCGTCAAGCATCTCAAGGACGAAAATAACGCCGCGCATCAGGCGCTCGACCGCCACCAGGCGCCGACCACGACACAAGTGCCGACCCGCAGCCACGATGGCTGGCAGCTCGTCACCCTCGGACTCGCTGATCGAATCAACGCGGTCGTCGAGCAGTGGAAGGCCAACAGCCGCGAGAACAAACAGATTGCGGAAGGGCTGGTCGGCGAGCGCGACGCGCTGCTTCAACTCGTCCGACAAGTCATGCAGTTTATGACGGCGGATGAGACCACGGCCTATCCGATCGGCCGGCTGGAGTGGATCGATGCCGCTCGCGCCGCCATCGCGAAAGTTGAGGCCCGCTAATGCCTGAATCTCCCGACTTCGAACAGATCGCACAGGCGGCGGTCAACGACCTGCGGTGTCCACGCTGTGGCAGTCATCAGATCGCCGTGACGGCCGAGCGCGACACCTGCTTGAGTTGCCACGCGTTCGGCTGGCCCTCGGTGCGTGAGTTCATGAAGGCCGCGATCGCCGAGCAGCTCCGTCTCACCTGGAACGCCCGCGGCGCCGCCGACATCGCGACGATCGATGCCGCGCTCCCCGGCGCATCCGTCAAGACGCTCGATGCCCTGCTGCGCCTGTTAGACCGCTGAACGCCTGTGCTGTTCGAGACAGCTGGCCTCGGACTCCCTCGGTAGACTCACCCTTCGTCATGCCGCCGACACGCACGCTCGCCGATCGCGAGGAACGCTGCACCGAGCTGCTCGCCCGTGCCCCGGTCGCGCGGCTCGGCCCGCCTCGTCGTGCGGGCGCAGAGTCCGAACGCCACCCCATACGCAGTCCAGCGGGCCAGGAATTCCTCGGGGTGGAGGCGCGACAGCCGGCGCGCGTAGGCGCTGATCGCGAGACGTAGCGCGGCGGCGCACGCGTCGGACGACGGATGGACGCCGTCCTGCTCACACATCGGGCAGATCGGCGGAACCATGGTCAGGCGGTCGGATCTTTGGCCAGGGCGATGCGCCGCTGATAGTCGGCGTGCGTCTTGTCGAGCTCCGTCAGGTCCGCCCCGGACGTGTCGAGGAACGCCGCGAGCTCGTGCAGGCCAACGGCGGCGATCTGGACGAACTGGCCGGCGACCGGGATGAAGATCGCGGCCTTGCCGGTCAGGGTCAGGAGCTTGTCGAGGGTCGACGGATTCGGATCAATCATCATTGGTGTCCTCGTGATGCGGGTGCGGGATCTTCTTCAGGACGTGCACGATCGCGGCCCCGCCCTTCTTGGCTTCCTTGCCGAGCCACTTCGCGCCGTCGACGACTTCCGTGCCGACGAACCACGCGAGCGCGACGGCGAGGACGACGGCTATTGCGGGACCACTGACCATTACGCCACCTCCAGACGTAGAATCGGCGCATGACCGACGGCGAGCTGCAGCCTGAATTCGAGCGGTCTCTCCGCGCCTTCTGCGAATCGATGGAGCGCGCCGCCGAGCGCGCCGCCGCCGCGTTTTCCGCCTGGTCGTTCGCGTTGTCGCTGGCTGACCCCGACGACCTCGACGACGATCCGGCCTTCGCGCGCTTCTGCACCGTCGTTCGCCGCTGGTAGCACCCCAACCCCTCGCAGCACACTCAGCACCGTCTGCACCGTGAACAGCAGCGCCGTGGCCTGCGGCGAGTTCAGCTGCAGATCAGTCAGCAGCCGCTGCACGTTCCCCATCGCCGCGCCCACGTTCGCCGGCACCGGCAGCGAGGGGTTCCAGTCTTTCAGCGCCAGCGTGAGATCGTCGCCGGCCAGCAGCAGCGTCAGGATCTGGGCCTTGTAGACGGCGTGCTGGTCGGCGGTGATGAAGCCGGCGGTGTGCGCCGCGATCTCCGCATCCTGCACGGCGAAGATCGCCTGGGCGATCGACGTGTTCGCGACGACCGCGGTGTGATACTGCTTCGGGCCGCAGGCGGATGCCGTCCAGCCGGCGAGCACGATCGACACGACGACGACTCGGATCATTTTCATGTGCGGATGCCTTTTAGGTTTTGAGAATGGGGAACCGATCCCCGAGCGCGGTGAGCAGGACCGAGACGTTCGTCAGCAGCGACATAACGCCGGAGGCCACCGATAGGCCGGCGCAGATCGTCAGCGTGTGCAGGAAATCGCCGGCCGGCAGGACCGTCGCCGCCATCCCGAACGCGCTCGCTGAGAGCAAGCCGAGCAGCGTCTGGAGGTACGCCTTCGCGGCGCGCACCAGGATCGCCACCAGCGGCGTGATGACGGTGATGACGATGTCCGGCTGGCCATGCTTGGTCTGCAGCGTCTGGCCCATCGTGTAGGCGGTGCCGCTGACGACGACGGCGCTCGGCGGCGTGGGAATCGAATCAGTCGGCATCATGGGTGCTCCTTCGGAGGTTGAAAGCTGGTGAGCGGGCCTTCGCAGCGGCAGACGCCGCAGTAGCCGCGCGAGGCGGTCTGGTCGATCTCGATGGAGGTCGCGCCGGGTCGATTCGCCGCGGCACAGCGCGGGCAGCGCAAGGCGGTGACGAGCAGCGCGCGCAGGGCCTCGCGGAACATGCTCAGAACGAGCCTGCCTTCCGCTCGTTCTTCAGCATGTCGTCGATGACCGTCGCCGGCGAGTGCGGCCAGTGCGTAAACGTCGCGTGATGCTTGACGCGCCAGAACGTCTTGCCGGTGGGCGTCGGCGATTCAACGAGACGATGTTCGTGGTCGGTGTAGTAGATCTCGGCTCCGGCTGGCACCGCATGGCAGGTGCAGTCTTCGAGCGTGGCCGAGCACGCCGACGAATGCACGACTTCCTGCCCCGTCGCCGTGTCGCCCTCGCGCACCATCCCGGCCTGCTTCAGCCGCTGCACGAAGTCGTACGCCATGCAGTCCGGACAGGTGAATCGTCCGCAGCGCCCGTACAACTTCTCGCCTGCTTTCGCCTTGCGCTCGCACCCGTGTCCGCCGACGCCCGTGATGTTGATGTTGAATGCGCCCATCTGACTCTCTCTTCCTTCATTGACTGACGTGTCCGACGATGCCGACCCCTCTACCCGCCGCAGCTGTAGCCGAGCGATTTGAAATACGTCCGGTCGACGTCGACCTGCTCGACCGTCTCGCGGTCGCGGACGAACAAGTACTCGCCAATCCATTCGAAGGCGCAGTGCACGTACGGCCCGCGGGGCGACGCCGGCGCGAGGTAGAACGGCGGCGTCGCGCTGTCGGCGTCGGCCGGCTGATCGTCCGGCCGGCGATACAACGGGCCGAGCATCCGTGCGGCGATCTGCCAGATCTGATTGCCGGGATAGTCGCGAGGTCCGCGCGCCGTCGCGCGCCAGGTGCGATCGTTCGGCCCGTCGAACTCCGCGAGGAGCAAATCGAACGTCGTCATCCGGCCGCCGGGCAGGTAATCGCTGCCGCCCTCGCCGACCGGGATGCGCCCGGGCTGATGCTCGAGACCGCAGTACAGAAAGAGCCGGCGACATTTCGCGCCCCACTGCGCGACCTGGTCCGGTGTGTAGCCGTAGAAGACGCCGTCCCAGCCGGGGAACGGCACGACGTAGCCGCCAAGGTCGCCGTACGGGCTCTCGACGCGGAGCGCCTGATAGACGAGGTCCAACTGCGCCATCGCGATCGGGAAGCCGCGTGCCCCGTCGTCGCCACCGAGGAACAGCAGTTGCCGATTGAAGCCGGCGCGCGCGACTTCCGCGATCAGATCCGCCAGGCGTCCGTCGATGTGCGTGCCTCCGGCCGTCCAGTCGAGCGCCGGGAAGCGATCCGCGCTGTAGGGTTGCCCCGGCTCGTCGTAGAGCGGCGGCCCACTCGGCAGGTTGATGATCGCGTGCGTATCGCCGCCGGGTCCCCAGGCGGGGGACGCGTGCTTCGCGGCGTAGCAGCGGGCGCGATCCGCCGGCGCGAGCCACGGCAACGCCGCTTCAAACCAGGGCAGCCGCCCGAATTGCACCGTGTCGCAATACAGCCCTTGGAAGGTGAGATGGACCTGGAGGATCTCGTCGCGCGTCGGCGGCGCCGGCAGCGGCGGGACGTCCGGGGTCAGCGAGAACGTGACGTTCGTCTGGTCGATCGTCGGCGGCTCGATGCTCGCCGTCAGCGTGACGAAGCCGTCCGCCGAGATCCGCACCGCGCTGTACGGGATGCTCGCGTGCAGCAGCGCGAAGCCGTCGCCGTTCGCGATGGCGGAAACCCAGCCGTCGAGGTGCTGGACTTCGATCGTCGCGCCAGCGATCGGCGCCGGGCAGGACGCGGTGGTCGGCACCGGCACGCCGCACGCCACGATCCCGAACGTGTAGACCGGATCGATCGAGACGGTCGGCGGCGCCACGCGGATCGGCCCGCCGGCGAGCGCGCCGCACGAGGTCGAGAGGAGCGCGGCGGCGACGAGACGGAGAACGGATTTCATGCTGTCCTTTTGTCCCCACCAACGAAACCGGCCACGCCCGCTCGATCACCCTGAACCTTCCCAAGCGAGGGTGACGAAGCGAACGTGGCCGTGTTCGCGGTGGCTTTGTGATCGATCGACGGCTCGTAGCCGAGGAGCCCGCGCCGGTCATGAGGCGGCGCGTTGCCGATCGAAGATGGTGTTACCGCATCACCGCGTCCTCGCGCGATCGCGCACGAGATAGGTTTTCAGGTCCTCGATCTGCCGCTGCAGGCTGTCGAAGTGCTGATCGATCGCCTGCTGACGGGCGAAGGTCGCGTGGTCTTCGGCGTTGCGTTGCGCCTGGGTCGACACCGTGTCGGTCAGCGCGTCGATCCGGTGCCAGTTCATGCCGAGCGTGAACAAAAAAAGCCCGGCGGCCGTCAACGCGCCGAGATGACGCCAGGTCCAGTCGATCGACGGCCCGCCGTCGTCGTGATCGCTGGCGCGCCGGCCTTCATCCTGCTGCTGGCGGCGCTCGAACCGCGCGAGGCGCTCCAGCAGCCCGGCCGGCAGCTCCTGCGCGTAGATGTTCAGGGCGGTCATCAGACAGCGTCCTTCGGGACGGCGTCGACGGCGCCCCAGCCGACGAGCGCGCGCTCGACCGCGTCGTAGAGCGCATCGCGCGTGCCGGTGTAGTAGGCGTCGGCCGCGGCCTGCGGCTGCGCGGTGCAGCCGGCGACCACCTGCGCGATCAGGGCGGGCGCCACGCCGAGCGCGGTCAGCACGTTCACCGTGATGTTCTGCGCGCCCGCGGCCATCAAGACGTACACGTCATCGTCGGCGACGCGGATCTCGGGCAGCCGATCGGCGCCGAGCGTCTGCCCGTCCGCGTCGACGTGCACGCCGCGGCCCGTGATCGTCACGAGCTTCGCGACGGCGTCGACCGTGAAGGCCTGGATGTCGAGCCGGTTGGCGGTCGCGGCTTTCTGTTCGACGATCGTGACGGACTGCATCAGAGCGCGCATGGCGGGTGACTCTCCTTCGAGAAATGACTACACGATCGGATAGCTGACGCTGAACTCGATGTTGAGGCTGGCGGAGTTGGCCCAGCCGCCGCCGAGGAACCCGGTGCGGCACTGCACGCTCTGTGACCCCGCGTTGGTCTCGAACATGCCGAGCACGGTGGTGCCGTTATCGAGCCCGCGGATGACCGCCGGATAGAAGTCTTGCAAGAGACACTGATAGCCGGCCCCGGCGACTCCGCCGACCGTGGGACCGGGCGATTTCAGCTGAATCGTCGTCGCTGGGCCCGCCGCCAGCGTGGCGCCCGACATCTGGAAGTGCCAATGCAGCATCCGACCTTTGAGGTAATACGTACACTGCGCCGGCGCGACCGGGGTGAGCGACGCGCTCCCACCCGTCGCGGTAATGTTCGTCGTCGAATAATTCCCGACCAGGCTGATCGGCGCGCCCTGCTCGTGCTGTACGAGCCGCCACCGCAGTGACGTGTCGTACTCGTACACGGCGGACCCGGCCCCCGGGGCCAACGCCGACGGCCCCGACGTGGCGAAGTTCAACAGCTTGCCCAGCGCGGTGCCACTCGCGTCCTGATGCGCGAGCCGCACCTCCGCGTTGACGCTGTGAATGGTGAGCGTTTGACCGACGAGTCCCGCGGCGATGCCTTGAATGGTCGCGAGCGACGCATTGTTCATGTAGATCGTCAGCGGGCCCGGCCCCGCTGGCAATGCCATCGCGGTAATATTGCCCGTCCCCGTCTCGGCCCGGTTCGTGCCGCCGCTGTTGTAGACGGCGCGTGTGATCTCGAACCACGTCGTCCCGACGAGTTGCAGGAGCAGGAACGCGTTCTTCGATCCGTCGAGGCCGTAGTCGCCGCCGGCCATGAGGATATTGCCGATGCCGCTGCGGACCGTCGGGACGCGTGCGGAGTTCGCCGCCGTGAGAATCAGGAGATGCCCGGCGCGGATATTTCCGGCGATGGTCAGCGTCGAGAGGTCATCGGTGGCCGCCGCCGCCTCGGTGTCGATCGCGTGCGCGTTCTGCGTCGGCGTGCAGGCGTCCGTCGCGAGCGTCAGCGTCGTCCGCGCCGGCAGCGCCAGGTTCGCGCTGTCGTCGACCAGTGTTTTGAAGAACAGGAGCTTGTCGCGGATCTCCGTGTTCAGCGTGGTGAACGTCGGAATCAGCTTGAAGGTCCACGACAGCGGGGTCACCCAGCTCGGCACGCTCGACTCCTTAGATGGCGGCCAGCACGTCCGGCCCATCGAGGGTCGAGACGTCCACCGTGAAATACGTGGTCACATCGCGCGGCGTCAGCATCAGCGTGAACGTCGCGTTGGTGCGTTCGTCGTATTCCTCGACGCCCGCGTTGATCCAGTAGTTGCCGGCGTTCAGGCCGGTCAGGGTCTCGGTGATGGCGATCGCGTCGCTGATCTCGCGCTGCAGCAGCGTGTCCATACTGACCTCGTCGCCGGCGTGCACAAACGCTTGCACGCCTTGATCGAGGAACGTGCGCGACGGGCCGTAGAGGTTCAAGCCATAGAGCGCGGCCGCCTGCGCGAAGTAGGGATCGGCCTGGTAGGGGCAATTCACCGTCACCGTGCTCTGGCCCACGACGCCCTGGCTCGACGTGTCGGCCTCGGTCGCAGTGACCGTCTGGTAGTTGTAGATGCCCTGCCCGCGGCATTGCAGCTTGGAGGGGATCGCGGGGACCGCCGCGGTGTTGGTGACCGTGAAGGTGACCTGCCCGATTTCGTACGCGACGGTCACCGGACACGCGGCCGACAAGTCGGTGCCGCCGGCGCTGCTGCCGAACGCGTAGTCCCCCGTCGGGAGGCTGCCGCTCGTCCCGATGACGCTTCCGCCGGCCCCGTCACTGATCAGCGTGTTGAAGCCGCCGACTTGCTGGCTCGCCTGCGTCGGATCCACGAACGCGCCGCCGAAGGTGACCGTCGCGCCGGGCGGGATCGCGGCCGTCGCCCCGGAGATCTGTAACGCATACAGGATGACGGCGGCGGCGTCGAGCCGCCGCGGATGCACCGTGACCTGAAAGCGGTTGCGTATGGCGTCGCGCCGGCGCTCGGCCGGCACCGCCGTGAGCGCGAGGCCCGGCGTCGGACTCGAGGACAGGTCGGTGAGCGTCAACACGTTCGGCGCGGGCATCTCGCGGGTCGCACGCGTCTCGTACACGAGCGTACCGTCCGCCTTTTCGTAGAGGCGATCGAAGCCGCTCTTGACCACGGAATCGAGCGCGTCGTTGACGGTGGAGGTCGTCGGATCGAGATCATCGAAGGCGACCGGGAACGTATCGAGCCCGGTCGCGATGGACGTCGCCGGCGGCTGAAACGGGACCACCGCGACGAGCGCCGCGATCAATTGATCCGCGCGCTTCGCGATCTGGGCCGGGAGACCGGTCGCGAGCGCCGTGGCGGCGTGGCCCAGCCAGCCGATCGCCAGGCACGCGACCGTTTGATCCTCGAAGAGCCCGGCTTGTGGCGTGGTGACATCGAGCCACCCGTCGAACCGCGTGCGCGTGGTCCCGTTCGCCGTGACCCGGCACTGGACGCGGATACCTGTCTGCCACCCGGTGCGCTTGCTCGTCGAGTCCGGCGAGTAGTAGCTCCGGGTCGCGCCGGCATTGTGGACCGAGTTGTCGAGCCCGAACTGCAGCGACGCCGGCGCGGCGACCAGGTCGTCCGGCGCGGTGCTCTGGAACCCGCGGGTGATCCGGATGGGCGCGGTCGTGAGATCGCTGGTCAGGTCCGTCCAGCTGCCGGACACATAGTGGTTCAGCACCTGCGCGGCCGTCAGCGCGTAGGGGTAGACGGCCAACTCGTCGGCTGCTCCGGCGAGCCGGAACCCAGCGCCGGAACTGAACGCGCCGAGTGTGATCCCGGGCGCTGAATCCAGCGTGCCACTAAACACGGCGCTCGTATTGCTCAGCACGCCGTCGAGATAGATCCGCATCACATCGCCGCTCGTCCACGTCATGACGATGTGATGCCATCCCGTCGTGGGCACGGTAGCAGCGCTTTGGAGCAGATTTTGTGTGCCGCTGATTCGCAGCGAGCACAACGCGCCGAAGGAGTTGACCGAAATGTAGTGACCGGTGCTGCCAAGCGACAGGAAGATTTCGGCCTGCACAGCGTTCCACGCCGCGCCGTTGTGGTTGACCCACCCCTCGAGCGATATAGCCGTCCGGCCGGCGGCCGCATCGTACGTCGGCACTGACGCGTAGCTGGCGACTCCATCAAACAGCGCCGCCGTGTTCAGGTCCGGCTGCGGCGTCGGCTGCTGCAGCGTCACGCCGCCGGCGATCGTGGCCGTGCGCCCGTTGCCTGAGCTGTCCGCGACCGTCGCGGCGGCTACGGTTGCGATCGTCGACGTCCGCAGCGCGTAGTGGTTCGCGATCTGCTGCATGCTCAGCGTGTAGTTGTAAACGGCGACTTCGTCGATGCGACCATCTAGCGCTTCACCGCCGCCGTTGTTCGTGCCGATGCGGAACGTTCCAGCGCCGAGCGAGAGCGCGCCGACGAACGACGCGCTGGTGTTCACTAGCGCCCCGTTCACGTAGAGACGAATCTTGTCAGCGTCCCACGTCGCCACGATGTGATACCAGGCGCCGGTCGAGACGAGCGCGGCACTGCTGGCGATCGAACGCGAGAGGCCGCCGAGGGAGAAGGCGCTGGTGATCCCGCCGACGGTGTTGATCGCGATGTAGCTGTCCCCTGACGACGAAATCCAAATCACATGAAAGAGGCCCGCGGCAACCGTGTCGGCGTTGAACCAACCTTCGAGTGAGCACGCGCCGGTAATCGCCGCGAGCGTGTTCGTGTTCGTGACGTTCGCGGCGGGCGCGCCGCTGAAGTCGGTCGCCTTGCTACCATCCGACAGCGCACCGTCAGCGTTCAGGGTCGTGCCGGCGTTGTAGGTGCCATTCCGGCCGTTGCCACTGCTGTCGGTCGCGACCGTACCGCTTGCGTCACCGAGTCGCCAGAACCCGAACGGCCCGTCCGACAGCACCGCCTGCGCGTACCCTTCGCTCTCCCCCAGCCGCCAGTACCCGACCGGGCCATCCGCGAGCACGAGCGCGGCGTAGTTGCCGGCGAGCTGCGCGCGGATCGACAGCGTCGTCGCCACTACGCGCCCCTCATGGCGTGCCGCAGCATCTGCGGCTGCATCTGGACGAGGGCGGCGAGCTGATCGCCTTGTCGCTTGATCGTGGCGTGCAGGGCGTCGATCCGGCTTTCGAGTCCGGACGACGCGGGACCCATCTGGCCGCCGCGCAGCGCGCCCAGGCCTCCCGCGCGCTCGAAGGTCCGCGTATCCTGCACGGTCAGCACGCGCTCGCCGGGTGTCAGCATCGCCGGCACGGTGTCGGTGCCCTGCGGCCGCATCCACCCACCGGCGGCGTACACGATGCCGCCCTTCGCGTAGGCGGGATAGTCTGTCGGGCTGCCCTGTTGGCCGGAGCTGCCGGTCGGATCGGCGCCGCCGCCGCCGTACGGATCGTGAAAGGGCAAGCCAATCCCGACGCCGATGCCCTGGCCGCCGCCCGGTTGCGTGGGATCACTGCCGCTGGCCCCGCCGCCGCCGCCGGCAATGACCTGCCACCAGGGCGTCCCCGGCTGCGTGGGGCCGACGAACCCGCTCGCCTGCGACTCGACGCCGAGCACCTGCGCCAGCAGGGACCCGAGTTTGGCTTCCATCGGCGCGAAGAAGCCCTTCAGAAGGTTCGAGAGCAGGTCCCCGAAAATATTGAGGACGTCGGTCTCAAGCTCACCGAACACCGCCTTCGCGGCATCCTTGAAGCTATGCGTGGTCGCCAGTGTGTGCGCAAACGTGTCTTCCCATCCGCCCGGACCGCCTTCGAGATCGCCGAGAAATTTCTTCGTGTCCTGGACGTAGTGATTGCTCTGGTCCGTGATTTCACCCATCCGCTGTTGCGCGGTCGCGTACAACGCGTCGTAATGCGCCATCCAGTTCGCATCGTCGTCCTTCAGCTTGAGGACTTCGTTGTCGAACCACTCTTTGACTTTCAGCTTTTTGTAGTCGGTCGCGCTCAGCGTCGCGGCGTCCACCCGGTCGTAGTAGTCGACCCACAATTTTTCGGTCTCGGTGAGCGAGTGGAGCGTGTCGTCCATCGCCTGCTTGTTCGCTTTGGCCTGGCCGATGTTGATGTCTTCGAGCGCCTTCAGGGACGCGCTGTTCTTCGCCTCCTCGACCTTCTGTACTTCTTTCAGCGTGGCCTCGTAGGATTTTTGTGCGGTCTCGAGCGCCTTCACCTGGGTCGCGGTGAGTCCGTAGACCTCTTTCAACGTGTTCATCGCCACGCCGGCGCGCAGATAGGTCATCGTGGCCTCGACCACCGCGCCGTCCATCAGGGCGAGC